CGCCCGGCCTTCGGTCCTGGCCAGCGCTTCCTTCAACCGCTCCTCCAGGCCCGCCAGGGGCATGATCGAAACCGGTTCCATCCTTGGACCTCCTCCGGAGCCCGAAGGGCTCCGTCTCTTCGTCATCGTCAACAATGTCGTCATCTATAAATCTATTGTAGCACGTACGTAAGTACGTTGTCAACCTGACGCCCCTACCGGGGCGCCAGGGGTTCCTCCTTCCATTCCGCCAGCCGCTTCCGCTGCCACGCGATATATTTCCGGATCTCTTCAACCTCGGCCCTCACGGCGTCGGCTCTCTTCCCATTCGCCGCCGCGACGTAATCCAGAATCGTCGCCGTCTCCCGGATCGTCCAGTCCACCGTGATCGCATGGCTGTAGCAGTCCAGCAACTCACCGGCCTTGTGAGGGTTGGCGTAGTGGGCCCGGGGCTTCGTGTCGTATTTGCCCTGGTGCATCGTGAACTCAACCTCGTGCCAGTACGATCCGCTCCGCTCGTAGCGGTTGCGGGCCGTCCGGTAAACCTTCACCCAACCTCGTGCCTCGGTTGGCTTCTGGAGAAGCTTCGTGATGAATTCTTCCTTCTCCTCCACCAGCGCCTCGGCCCTGGCAATGAATCCCTCGATCAGGTCCGTGTGGGTCTCAAACGGCTTCCAGCCGGAACCCTGACAAACCCCCGAGAAGAATCCCCACTCGACGGTGTAGCCGTGCTTGGCCAGCACTCCATTCGGCAACATCTGAACCGATCCGCAGCCCTGGCAGGAGCCCTTGTGGGTCGCCCTGCCCTTCCGTCCTTTCGCTTCAACCATCGCTTCCATACTCAATACTATAGCACGTACGTCAGTAAGTTGTCAAGCCCTGGTTAATAACCACGCTGCTCCAGCCTCTCCGAGATCATGTCTGCCCGTGCAGTCACCGAGCCGTCCAGGTTCGTCGTATAGTCGGCGACGACGTACCAGGGTTCGTTGCCATAAATAAACCGCACCCATCCTTTGCCGCCGTCACGGCTGAGGATCAGGTAATCCTCCCCGGTCGTAAACATGGCCCCCAGGATCACGCTCAGGTCGCTCGACGCCTTCACCGTCGTCACCGCGCCGTCATACACATCCACCGTGTAACCCGCTTTAATCGCGTCCTGGATAACCGCACGCGCTATCTGCCGTTCGATCTGCTCCCGCCGTTCAATCGTCATCTCCATAACCTAACTATAGCACGTACGTGATGACGTTGTCAAGCTCCCTTGGCCATCTTCCTGAATTCCCGTCCGTCCGCCAGCCTCTCCAAATCTCGTTGGCCGTCAGCCACTCATAAGCCTCGTCCAGGCCCGCTTCCAGAGCCCTACCCTGGCTCTCATACGGCCCGTCATCCGTGGTCATATCCCCGCAGTAAGCCCCACCAGCCGTGTCCACAACCGTGCTCACGTACCAGCCGCCCCGGCCCTTCAGCCCCTCGAACTTCGCCGCGTCGAAGTAAACTCCGTCATTCCCCGTCCCCAGGTAATACGCGCTGTCCATGTCCACTTCAGCAATCTGCTTCGTCTTCTTAGCCATCTCTATTCCATCCTTCCCTATGTTTAACATATGTGCGGGGGTTCCCTGGCGGCTTATGCCGCCAGGGTCACCAGCGACTCCAGCGGCACGAAGCTCCCGGCTCCCGAGCCGTGAACCACGATCACGATATTTTTCCGGGCGTCTCCCGGCCCCTTCGAACCGTCGCAAAGCTTGCACTTCGCGCAACTCGTCCGGTGGCCCATCTCATCCGAAGCCGGACAAGAAATTTCACCCTTCAACACCGGCTGATGTTTCCCGCGAACCCGGAACGTTCTCCAGCCCATCGCCACGGCCTGGATGTGATCCGCTTCCGAGTCGCAGGACGCCATCACAAACTCCCGATACGCCTGGAACTCGGCCTTCCGCCACTGATGCGTGTAGCCCGTCCGCCCGGTCGAAACCACCCGGATCGCTTCCATGATCCCCACCGGGATCAGAACCGGCTCCCCGTAAGCCCCGAAACGAATCGCCCGTCCGCCAAACACCTCGGCATAACGCCCGGGCTCCAGGAACTCGTACCCGCCCTGCTCGAACTTCTTCCAGATCCGCTGGGGGCCCTGGCCCACATTTACGTAGCACGTCCGCTTCTTGAAGCCCTTCCCGAGCTTCGAACGGTGCGGGCAGTCAAAGCAGATCGTCACGTCCGATCCGTCCTTCACTGCCTCAACCGGCGACTTCCACCGGTTCAGAATCCAGATCTGGACCATGTTCCCGGTCTTTCGATTTTTCGTTCGCAGGGTCGCCACCACCACGATCTCAGCATTCAGGTAAATCACATACCCAGTAACGTTGGTCTTCCGCTGGCGGTGATGAACACGAGTTTTGCGTACAATTTTAAGAGGTCTCAAATCTGCTTCTCCAGTTTTGGGATTTAGGGGCTTGAGGTTGCGTCAACAACCTCAAGCGCCGTTCAACAATCACTACTATAGCACGTACGTCAGTAAGTTGTCAAGCCCGGCTTAACCGTCCGAAGTACGCCCGCTCCGTCGCCTCGCAGAAGGCGCAAATTTCAACTCCGCCCTCCTTGCTTCCGAGGGGCCGATAGCACCCGCAGTAGCAGCAATTCACGTACGTGTCTTCGTTCGTCGCTTGGGATGCCTCGCACGAGCCCCAGGAGGGCTTCTGACGGCGGTTGCGCCGCGTCCGGGGCCCACGGTTCCTCGCGCCTTTGCGCGAGGCCTTAGGAGCCTCCCAGGCCCAAACCCAGGGGTCCTCCAGGCTATACGTGTTCGAAACCCAGATCCCGCCGATCCACTTCCCGGCCATCTCATTCACGATCACGTACCGGCCATCGCTCATCAGGAAGGTGAACTTGTTCCCCTGGCCGATGGATTCCTCCATCGCCTCCAGGAACTTCGGGTTCATCAGCGCCTCAGGATATTCGTCCAGGATCGGCTTCAGCAGTTGGACGTAGTGCCACGTGTCCGACATTTCGAGGTTGGTCCGCTCGACCGGCAGGACGCCATTGTGAGCGAACGCCACTCCCTCAGAAAGCTGGAACGGGTGGGCGTTCTCCTGGTCGATCTTTCCCGAGGTCGCATACCGGAAGTGCAGCATGTGCGGCAGTCCAGCAACCTTGCGGTAGGCCTCGATCAGAGTGTCATACCCGAATCCTTTCACGATCCGGAGCTTTCCTCCATCGGCCCAGGCCAGTCCCCAGGAATCCTGGTTGGTCAGATAAGCATTCAGAATCTTGTCGTCGTTTAGTTGATCTCCTTTGGGAGAGAGAATGATTAAGCACATTACTTAATTATAATAGCACGTATGTGGGTATGTTGTCAAGTCCTCTGAAAACGAAAAGAGCGGCCAGGGCTCTCGCCCCCGCCGCTCTCTCGCTTCCTCCTGACCCGGATTTACTTTTTCTTCTTCATGAAGCCGGGCAACTCACCCCGGTCCTTCCTGGCCTGGGCCGTGGCCTTCCCGACCTTCGACCGGACCTTCCCCGTCAACGCATCCCGCTGACGGGCAATCGCCTCGCTCACCTGCGGCGGAATCGCAATCCGAATCGACCCGTCCTTGCTCACACACTCCAGGAAAATCGTGTCTCCCTTCTCCCTCTGCCGATAGGTCTGGACGATAAACATCTGGCTCGTCCCCAGCAGCGGCGTCACTGTCCGCAGCGTACTCGGCTTCGTCGAAGTCACGTCCGGCAACCCGTGCAAACTCCCCAACAGCCGGTCAAACGCATCAGGCATCGCACTCTCACTCATCAGTCAGTCCTTTCCCTTTCCCCAATCATCAAAACTGAAGTGTCATCCAGCCCGTGGGTGTGCCCCTGGTCGTGGAGCATCCGGTGCCGGGCCGGGCAGCAGTCCTTCGCCTTGTCCAACCTCCCAGACGTAACCGTGGCGCAATCGGGCTGATGCAGCCGCCCACGGCATGCCGTGCAGATCCCCCACGGGTTCCCACACTTGTGTTTCCTCACTCCCCTCATACCGGCTTCACCGGCTTCACCCGAAACACCACCTCGTCGCCCGAGCAACCATCACACAGATATCCCCGGAAGATCACATTCCGCTGGCGACCCTCGCTCCATCGAACTCCCTGGTACATCCGAACCGGGACGAACAACCCGCAGCCCTTGCAGTCATGCCGGTAGAACCCGCAGTCATGCGGATCTTCCGGGAGCGACCGTCCGCCAAACTCCTCGGCCCACTCGAACCCTTCCTCCGCGCTGGGAGCCGAATCCCAAAGCAGCCGGAAACCTTTATCCTCCAGCCGAAAAATATCGTCGAACGACAGGTTGCACTTGGCCAGGGCTTGACGCGTTTCGACGTTCCCGAATATCCAGTAGGGTTTCCTCACTTCGATCTCCGGGACAACTCCAGCGCTTTACGTTCCGCAGCCACCCGCGCCACCCGCTCCGCTTCCTTCTCACCGAGTCCCTCGGCTACCGCCGCGTAGAACATCCGGTCGCTATAAGCCACGACCTGGAATCTCTGCTCGACGCTCAGCTTTCTCATATCCTTCATACTTCAAAGTATACCACGTACGTTGGTACGTTGTCAAGCCCCCAATTTGAAACGCCAGCAACCCCGCCAGGAGTAATGTGCGGTCCCGGTGCGGCCACAACGAACACAAATGGACCGAAAGTTCTCACCCTGAACGCCACGAATCAGCCACCACAAATCGTGATACCAACGATGCGCCGAGACCTTATGTGGTTCGCTCACCGCCCCTCCACGTAGACGTTGTAGCCGAGATCCTGAAGGATCTCGCAAGCCGCCTCACAACCCGAATAAACCTCGTCACAGGTCTCGCAGTACAACTCATCCTCGTTGCCGTTCGAGATCACGTCCTCGCCGTGGCCCTCCGGGCACCGGCTCCCCACGGCGATCTGCCCGGCCTTCAGCAGCCCGTCCAGCAGATCCTGCCGGTCGTCCAACAAAGCCTCCACGGTCTTCCCGTGAATGTAATCCATCAATTCCATTTCGTCCTCCTCCTCCTAGAACCAGCTATCCACGATGATTCCCGCATGGGCGTCGAACACGCACGGGGCCTTCACGGCCTGGATGGCGTCCGCCCAGTCCGGCCTCGAATTCCTCAGCAGCTTCGCCACGCTCTGCGCCTCGCGCAGACTGCTAGCCATGTGCAGGTTCGCCACGTTGAAGTACGAGCCCTTCTCGTCGCCGATCTCCAACCGGCGGGTCGCCCTCACGAAAAACACGCCCTCCGTCTGCGGGTCCCATTCCTTCTTTTTGCCTTCCCAGTTCGTATAAGCAATCTTCATACTCAGAAGTATAGCACGTACGTTGGTAGGTTGTCAAGCGGAATCTGAAAAGGATGTGGTGGGAGGGACCGGATCAGTTTTCGGGGTAGCCCGGCCCTCCCTTCCCCGTTGCGACGCGGGATGGCCAGCATGTTATCACCTGCCGGGCCTCCGGCCCAGGGGTCCATCCAGTCGCCTCCACAGCCCGGCATTCCAGGCTCACCCGCTCCTCGTACGTCACCTCGATCTCCAGAAGAATCCTCATCCTCTCCACTCCTCTTCCCATTGCTCAATCGTCCAGTCCAACGGCTGGAGCACCTTCACGTCCTGCCGGGTGGGATACCACCAGCGGGATTCCCGCTCCATCTTTCCCACGCACCGGGGCTGATGACGGAGTTGATTTGGGATTTTTCAAGCCACTCCTTCCATTGCCGCGCCGTGAAGCTCCACCAGCCGCCAAACTGGGCGACGTAGACGAGCTTCACGTTCCTGTCCTGGGCTACGTAGATCCGCGTCATCATCGGTCCTCGCTCATCGTCACGCGCACCCGGGCCTCACTGAAATCGTCGCCCTTGACCGGCCCGACCGTACACACAAAATTGTTCCGCAGCATTGCTCCGAAGCTGTTTTGCGCATCGACATAGTGGGCATAGATGTACTTGTCGCCAACGTGAGTAAGGTTGCGGCTGTAACCCCACGGAAAGCTCGCCGTCGAAGGAGCTTTCAACCGCTGTTTGATGTGCTGCTGGCAGAGGGTCACCGCCATTGCATCGGCGTCGTCCTGACGGCGCTTCGCCGGATCGGAAGGAAAAATTAGTGCAAGCAAAAATGCCAGGGCGATTAGCCCGATACAACCAATGCAACCCTTGTTTATTTGATTAGGATCTTCATTCATTTCATCCTCATTTCATCTACCTTCGTTTCTTAACTCCCTGGCCTATGCGGCCATTTTGTTTGCGCACTCCGGCCCGATCCCGGCCTCAACCGAGGAGGGCACCGTAAGCTCCCGCCCGCAGCGTCCGCAGTGGTTCAGGTGATAAACCTTCACCTTCCCTTCAACCGATTCGCCAGCAGCCAGCTTCGCCAGCGTCCAGGCGAAGGCCTTCACGGGTCCGCTCTCCGGGCCCATCTTCGACGCCTTCGTCAGGGAGAACTTCTCCCGCTGAACCTTGCCAATGTACGTGTAGTCCGAGGTGTTGTCCGGCCCCGTCAGCACGCTCACGAAGTACATCGGCTCCGTCCCTGGATAATCCGGGTTGGGCTTCGCAGCCTTCACCTTGTACGTATACCGGACGCCCGTCGAAACGCTCTCCAGGGTGAAAGTGGCGTTGCCCGCCGTCATGAAGGTCTTCGCCGCTCCCGCCGTCATCTCATGTTCGATCATCATGAACATAAGTATAGCACGTACGTTGGTAAGTTGTCAAGCGCCAAGCAAAAAAAATATTCAACCTTCCCGTCCGGGAGCCATCAGCCTGGAGCCATTCCTGACAATCCGTCCCTCGGCCACCGCCACCTCGATTTGCTTCTCCACGAACCCCGGGTCCGTGGCCCCAAACCACGCCACCACCCTCCGCCGGGCCACGCTGCCCTCCCTGGGCCTCCCTGGAGCCCCGCAAATGTAAACCACCAGGGCCTCCTGCAACGCCTTCGCCCCGTCGATCCTCAGCCCCTCCGCGTGATACTGAAACGCCCTCCCAAAAGCTCTCCGTGAGCAGTTCATAAATCCTCAACCTCCTCCAGAAACAAAAAAGCCCCGCGCCTCGGCGCAGGGCTCCCCCCCCCAAACATCGCCGTCATATCGACCTAATATTCATCCTCCTCGATTGGCTCATCGTGAGCGTAGTTGGAGTCCGCGAAGATCTCCGGCCTATATTTGGCTTTGACCTTCTTCACACAATCAGCGCAAACCCGCGATACGTATATTCCACGGGCGTCACTCAGAACCCAGCTATTCTTGCCAGATCCGCAGATGCATTCCCTTGTCTTCATGTAATACAGTTTAGCACGTACGTGCTTAAGTTGTCAAGCCCGTACTCCATAACGCGACCACGCAGCCCCCACCGCTTCGCTTGAGCCCTGCCAAGTCGGAACGCCATCGTCATACGATGCGTCAATGGGGTACAGCCCCAGTTCCGTTAGCTGCTCATCCGTAGCCGAAACCGGATCATGTTCGCCCCCTTGCTCTTCGGTGCAAAGTCTGTGCGTGATCGGCTTCTCCGAAGTTTTTGTTTCCAGGTCCCCGGCCACCCGGTCCACCTGCCCCAGCACATCCGCTATCAACCCCCGGAACTCCTCCACCTCCTCCCGGGACGACATCGCATTGGCGCATATCGCCAGGGGAGCCAGGAACCGCTGCACGGTCCTCAGCGCCTTCGCCCGAGCGTCCGGAGCCAGCCCCCGGAACATCTCCTCAGGGTTCCCCTGGGCCTTCGCCTCCCGGGCCATCCGCTTGAATATCGCCTTATAATCCGGCGTCAGATCAACCGTCCCCACCGTCATCTCGTTCGTCTCCTTCTCTTCCATCTCGCTCCCCTTCCCTAACAATCCACACTCCCGACTTTGTTTGCAGTGAGGGCAGTCGGCGTGCGGCTGGTTGGCGTGGTGGCCGTCGAAGTGCTCGTTCTCCAGGCTAGCGGCCTCGAAGCAATCGCGGCAGAGGTCCAGGCCGCAGTAGCCGTTGGCTTCGCTCCAGGTGGTGTTCTTGCCGCACATCCGGCAGGCGACCGGCTGGTTGAATCTTCCGAAGTTCTGTCGTTTCGTCTTCATATTTAAACTATACCACGTACGTAAGTAAGTTGTCAAGCCTCCCTGACGAAGATATCGGAGGCCGTCAGTCCGGACGTAGAGCCATACTCGCGTCGAAGTGAAGCCAAAAACTCAGCGCGTGGGTCTTGATCGGCCTCAAACAAGGCCGTCAGCCAGACACGCGCCGTACCACGGCTGGAAACAAGGAAACCAGCCTTCGCGAAACGTTGCGCCATAGGCTCCACAAGCGTGGGACCAACGTATACTCCCATCAAATACCGTCTTAAATTAAGCATGACCTCACTATATCACATACGTTTGTATGTTGTCAAGCCCCTAGCCGAGATCCTTCCACTCCCATTCCCAGGGGCCCTTCCGGGCCCCCAGGTCCGCCAGGGTCGCTCCCTCCAGTTCAAACGTGCAGTAGTCGTTGTGCCACGAAGCCTCCCCGTCGATGTAATCAGGGCCTTCCCAACGCTCCCTAACATACGTTTGGACGTCCTTCAGGCTCGTGAACATCCGCTGCATTTCCTTCAGCCTCAGGCCTTCCTCAGCCACCCGGATTACGTAAGTCATCCTTTCCGCTCCTCGCTCCAGGCCTCCAGCGCTAACTGCGCCTCGACCACCCTCCGGTACTCCGCCGTAGCCCCACAGATCCCCCACAGAGACGCCCGGACCTTTCCCTGCCCGTCCCGCAGGATGCACCCCTCCGCCTCGTGCGGCCCATCCTGGCACTCGCACGGGCAGTCATCCGCCACCCACTCACACGTCCAGCCCTGCCCATCCGCGAACATCTCCGCCCGGGCCAGCTTCGCGGCGCAACGGGCCTTACCCGTCCGCCGGGATTCCTTTCGCGGGTCGTACCCAAACCCCGCATTCCGATAAAAGAATCCCTTCGCCTTCATGTACGCCGTCATCTTCAGTACTCCTCCGCCAGCATGATCGTCAGCACCCTCACGGTCTTCCCAGGATCTTCCGGGTGATCGCTCCCAAACTCCAAATTCGAATCGTAGTAGTCGATCTTCCAGAAGATCCTCTGTCCTTCATAGTCGAACGCCCCGAAGTCCCGCTCCCCATATGGGTCGTTGCGCCATGTGAAATCATCGAACGTCTCCACCTTCTCCCGAATCCTCGATTGGTCAGCCGGATCAAGCCCGCTGATCCCTTCGGTCTGGATCAACCGGCCCCCCACGCCCATGGCCGTCCGGGCCAGATCATTCAACTTCGCAATCCTCTCCTGAGTAGTCATCGTCATCCCTCGTCCCCCTCGTCCCCCTCGTCCCCTTCGTCCTCCAAGCCCTCGTCCCAGTCAATCCAGTCGATGACCTGAAGGATCTCGCTTCGCTCGATCCCTTCGATCACTTTGTTTTCCTCCCCTGGTGACATTCCTGGCATGGCATTCTCTTTCCGATCATGAGTTGTTCTTTTTGGACCCGGTCCCAGGTGGCCCTGGTCTGGTGGCCGCAGGTCAGGGTGACGGTCCAGGTCGAACCGAATTTCCTCATGGACTCGATCCTGGGCGGGGCTGGAGCCCCGCCCCCGTCCGTCATCGGACCTCCTTCGCCAGATCGCCCACGCACGCCACGAAGCGAATCCCATGGACCGGCGTCATCCGGTTCAGCCGGGCGGCGCAGTTCCGAGCCCCCTCCAGGCTGTAGCCCAGGAAGGCCTCCTTCGGATTCGTCGAAACGAACCCTTCCCCGGCCCGTCCGGTGTACCAGAGGGTTCCGCCCTCGGCGGTACGCCCTACGATGGGAACCATCTCGTTCCCGCTCTCTGCAACAACCACTGGGGTTTTCATACTTCCTAATATAGCACGTACGTGCGTACGTGTCAAGCCCTTCACAACGATTTCTTTTTGACCTCCGAGCCAAAGACCAGCCGCCAACGCCTCAGTCCTTTCTTCGAATGCTTATCGAAGTACTCCTCCGCCAGCTTCTCGTCCGGCGACCGGAACACTGTAGACCACCTGCCCCAGCTTCCCGTCCGCCCATAGCCCCATCCCCGGTTCACCACCCCCAAAAAGTCCGCCGACTGCACCCGATATTGCTTATTCATAATGCGGTCGCTTCTCCGGGAACTCGCCCGGCGCGTTGTCCTCATGCACATGGGCCTCGTAGAACCCGTCGCTGAGCACTGAGGATTTGTCGCGCCTCCCCTGATTCGGGCCCCAGGCCCTGGAACGCAACCTACGGTTCAACCTCCACGCGTAGTGGTAAGCCCGATCCGACGACCGGAACATCCGGCAGGTCCTCACCAACGAGCCCGCGTCGTACCACCAGCCGCCCTCCTCCGGCCCGCCATACATCCGGGCCACGTCATAAACCGACACGAAATAATTGTGCCGTTCGCTTCGCTCACTCATTTCCACCACCCTTGGGCGCGTGCTTGGCGCAAGCCCAGCCCCACCCCAGAATCAATTTCCCCTTATTCCTACAACCCCGGTTCCGCTTGTCGTCCAGGAACGCCTCGCACCGGCCCTGACGGGCCGGGGCTCCTACCTCCGTGACCACCTTCAACGTCTCCGGCCTGAAGACGTCCCAGTAATGCCCCAGGCTCACGCTCACCAGCCCGTCCTGGGCGTAGCCCAGGACGGTTCCAATCCGCCCCTGGGAGGTCTCGACCTGGGTTCCTTTTTTGAACTCGCTCATGTCAACCACTATATCACATACGTGCTGACGTTGTCAAGCCCCCCGGTTCACAATCACCTTCATAGTCCGTTCGCTGACGTCACAGATGCGAATCAATCCAAGCTCCGAATCCGGAAGGCTCAACAACTTCTCGATCCCGCCGCGCCGCCGGACCACGCATTGGGGATGAGCGTACCTCTGGAACGCTCCGTGCTGCGGCTCCTTCGGCAGCGCAACTACCAGGGAACCCGCCGGACAATCGCCCACCTTGTAAAAGCCGATTCCTCCGCAAGCGATGCAATGTTCCATGCTTCTAACAGAATGGCTATTCATGCGTCATTTTCCCCAGACGTCCGGCAGCATCACCCGGCAAATCGCCTCAAACAATCCATCAATCGCCTTCAGCGGCACGTCCCCAAAATCCGAAACCCCCCGCAGAACAACCATAACCTCCCTGGCGATCATCGCCTCCTTCAACCCGTCCCCAAGCTCCCGGTACACCGGATCATTAGCCAATTTTTTCGTAATGATCTTGACTTGCGCTTTCTCCCAGTTCTTCGTCATCCCCGCTCCACCACCTTCTCCTCCCGCCCCGGCGTCGCCTCCGACTCGATCTCCTCCCGCCATCTCTCCACGTCCTTCAGGTCGTTCGACCAGTCCTTCTCCACGGTCCTCACTTCGCCGCTCAACCGGCTAAGGAACGTCACCACCCTCACATACTTCGCCGTCGCCCGGAACTCCTCCAGCTTCACCCGGTCCACGCAGGAAACATTCCACCACGCCCCCCTGAATTTAACGATCTTGTCCCCCGTCAGGAACCCGCAAGGGGTATCCTTCACGAACGAGCCCCAGCCCTCTCCAGCCGAGTGGATCTTCCCGCAGCCGCACTTGCCCTTGTGCCGCGCCGCGAACGGGACCATCCCGTACGCCTTCACCTGCGCGTCCTTCAGCCTCGCGGCCTGAAGTTCCCGGTAAGCCATCCTTTGTTTCAGCGTGCTCATATCAACCACTATACCACGTACGTCACTACGTTGTCAAGCTCATCCAAAAAAGCGCTCCAGGGCCTGCATGATCATCTGCTTCGGAGTCCCTGACAATTCCAGTTCCTCCAGGTCCACGTCGTCCACCGAGTAGGTAGGATAGGCCGGGTAGATTTCCCCGGCCTCCTCTCTCTTTTTAGCTTCCGCGACGTCCTCGGCGTAGCCGCGCTTCAGGCTGGCCAGCCCGGCGGCTCGTTTCTTCTGGGACCAGAAGAACCACCGCACGAAACCATCAGGAGCAGCCTCGTCCCGGTAGGTGAGAAAATAAAGCGTCATCTCCTTCTCAAAGGACTTCCCACCAGCGGCAACTCAACGCCAGCCGTGGATCATCGGTAGGCTGACCGTTCGCGTCCAGCGCGTCGGAGATCATCTTCTTATCCCCAAAAGCCGTCAGCTTCACCTCGCCCATCGGCCCGTCGAACATGACCGTGATTTTCCTCGCGTCCGGGCTGGTTTCCGTAATCGTCCCGTCCCACTTCACCGGGCTACCCTCAACCTTCATCCGGATGCGTTGTTCCTTCTTCGTCGCCATTTAAACGGCCCCCCACGGTTTGATTCCAGTCAATCCCTTACGGCTGATCAGCTTCGGTTCGCATCCCTTATTCCAGGTCAATGCGCCATCGAACTCGCTAACCGTGGTGTCCGGATGGCAGAGGTACGCCACATAGCGCCTGGGGCGTGATGCGTTCTTTACCGCTTCCTCCAACAGAGGCGCACGTCCCCAGCAGTGGTTGTCTCCAACCACGATCACATCCCAGTCTTTAATGTTTATTTCCATGTCGTCCTTTTCCTTATTCCCACAGAACCCTGTGGATCAAAATTGCGTTGCCCACGATCTCGGTGTTGGCCAGCGTGGAGGCGTTCGAGTTGAACGGTAGGCCCAGGCGTCTGCCGTCCTCGTTCACGATCATGTCCAGGGCAGGCTTCAACGGAACGTGCTCGATGTAGCCGCCCACCAGGGCCTGGAGTTCCGCCAGGGTGAATTTATCGCCCTTGGGGCTGATATCCGCCATGGAGCCATCCGGGCGGATTAACCGGGCCGTCCTGGGCGTCTTAGCCGTCTTCTCTGTTTTCTTCATCTCTTCAACTATACCACGTATGTCACTACGTTGTCAAGTCCTCGTCTTCCACATATTCCGGCTCCGGCCACTCCTCAACCGGCGGCGCGGGCCGCTGCTTCTCCAGGTCCCCACACACGATACAACCGTGCTTCGGGCACACCGGCCCATGAAACGGATCAACCCCGCAGTCAGGACCGTCCAGTTCCACCCCGTCATGACAAACCGGGCAATCCAGCGGACCTTCGGAACCGAAGGCTTCATCAATATGCCGCTGGGTGCATCCAGGCGGCAGGCTCCATCCAAATTTGCTCATATTCATACAATATCACGTACGTCGCGACGTTGTCAAGGCCCGGGGGGCTGGGCCCCCCGGGGTTTCACCCCTTGTTCTCCAGGACCTTCGGGCGGGAGATCTTCGTTTGCTTCTCCTCTTTGTATTCACTGTGCTCCGCCACGGTCGCCTTCACCTTCACCGTCTCGCCCTTGCCCGCGAAATTCCCGCTGCCCTTGTAAACGATCCGGTTCCCTGCCGCGTCGCGGCACAGGTAAATCGAGGAAGGCGCGAAGCCGTAAGCCAGGGCCGGGAGGTGAATCACATGATCCACGGTCACCTCGAACTCCATCCGCTTCCCAACCTCACCGACATACTGCGAAGCCATCCGGGCCTCAGCCTTGGCCTTCAGCCGGTCCAGGCTCCGCTTCGCAGCGTCCACCTGCGGCCCGGTCAGCGAACCCCAGGTCTTCAGCTTCGCCACGAGGTCCGCCAGGAACATGTCCCCCGGCAGAGCTTCCATTGCTTCCACCAGCCCAGGGTTCTCCGCCTCGAACGCCTCCAGCTTCTTCGCCAGTTCAACTTCCTTCTCGATCCTCGCCGCTTCGGCCTTCTCAGCCTTTTTCGCGTCACGCTTCGCCTGAGCCACGTTCAATTTCTCCAGTCTGTCCGCCTTATACAACCGCTCCGTCCTCACCGGCCCGATTCCAGTCCCCTGGCACTCGTAGCAGGTCCATCCGGTGAATCTCCATGCCATCGATCCGCCCGCGCCGCCGCAGCGTCCGCAGCGATCCTGATACGAATACTTCGCCGTCCCCTTCGCCTCATCCACGGAATGAACCCGGCCCTGGTACGTCGTCCCTTCCCTGGTCAGCCAGGAAGCCACCGGCTCCGTCGCCGTCGTCATCGTCTCTACTGTCGTCGTCATATTTAATATACTAGCAGACGTACGTGTGTATGTCAAGCCCCCGGCTAATTATTTTCCCCGAGCCTCACGCGCACTGCGGCCACATCTCCGCCGCGACGGCCTTCGGCACGTATCCATCCTTCAGCTTGTCCTGGATCTGGACCAGCGACAGCTTCGCCTTGAACGTGTGATTCATCCGCTTCTCGGCTCCGACATATTCGTCCAGTAGTTCCGGGTTGTGATACCCGGCCAGCAGCAACGCCTCCGGCGGCGCAAAAATACAAAACACGCAACTCAACCTGGGCATCCCCAGGTCATAAGCGAAGTGATACTTCAATCCCTTCTCGCGAATGTAAGCCCACACCTCAACCTCGCTCCAGGCCTGGATCGGCAACCAGTTCTCCACAGTCCTACGCCCGTTGCTTACCCTGGTATTAACCTCCAGCACCGGCTTCTCGGCCCGCTTCGGGCTCTCCTCGGCCCGCAATCCCATACAATTCAGAATCCTCACCGGGCGTCCCTTATACCGCGAATTGATATTCCCGGGCTTATTCAACCCCGCGCTAAGGTTCTCCATGATGAACTCATTGGTCAAGGCCGTGATCAGAACTTCAACCTGACCTCGCTTCTGGTCCGAGGTACACCAGCGGTTCCCGGAGTCCGGCCACTTCCCTCTCTCAAACTCGGCTTGGTGGAGCAAGTCGCCCTGGGGGCGGCTTACGACATACATAGGCACCCCGTACTTATCGCACTGCTCCTGAGCCAGGGCCTTCGTCCCCTTCCATTCCACCCTTCCCAGGTCACAGTGAACCGCTTCCACCCTCTCAGCTACTCCTTGATCAACAGCCATCCCGTAAACGTAATCGAGCATCGCGAGGGAGTCCTTCCCGGCGGAGGTGTTGATCAGGATCACGTCGTATTGCGTCAGGTCCATGTAAGACACTATAGCACATACGTGAGTAAGTGTCAAGCACTTCCGCAAAGAAACCGTCGAATTTTCGTCCGGCCCGAGGTATCATGGAATTTCATCCTCTATCCTAGCACATACGTGCGTACGTTGTCCAGTTACTCGGAACTTGTAACGGTTCCGTTCAACGTTCGTAACGAAGTCGTAACGTCGTCGGCGTTACTTGCGCGGATGACCCCTCTCGACCGTTTTTTACGCCTGGATGCTCCATCGGACCCGGCCTGAAAATTTACAAATTTTCAGACCGGCTATTCCCAAAATCCCCTTACTTCAAAAAAGTCGTTTTGACTTTTCCCCTTTTTGAATAAGTCCCCAAAACGTACACCTGTCCGAATCCCGACACTCTTGCATGCAAAATCCTTCCATGCCAGAATGGGGAAAATTTGGAGAAAAATCCTATCAAATCCAAATCTAAGTCTCCCCGACCTTCCCGAACATCCCCCAACGGAACTCCTCCGGGTTCGTCCAGGCAACCCAAAGGCAAACGTCTCCGGGCCGGTCGCCCGCCTTCAGGACTCTATCCCCAGTTCTCCCGAACTGACCTTGCCAAGCAACTCAACACCACTGTCCGGACCATTTCCAGGGTCCTTCTTGGTGAGCGAAAATGCACCATGAGCCAGGGCCTTCGCCTCGCTCACATCTTCGGAGTCTCGGTCGAGCGTCTCGACCGGCAACTCCGCACCGCCCAGGATCGGTTTCTCCGCTCAGTCAAGAAACGCCGCCGGGACTCTCCTCAAGGATCTCCGAGAGGTCCAAGATGACATCTACCCTCGAAAATGTTTGCCAGGAGTTTTCTCAGGTCGCCCGTCCGATCCTGCTCAAGCACTTCACGCCGAACTGCTGCATCGGCGCAAGCGCCGTAACGATCAAGGTCCTCCGCGCACTCGGCTTCCAGGCGACTCCGCTCCCAGTCAAAGTCCGAATCTACAACCCCGAATTCATCCGTCAGGCAGTCAGGATGGGAAAGCTTCCCTCACCCACGGAACTCCAAGGAAATTCCTGGGCTGTCGGGATCGGCTGGCCTGCTCCTCATCTCACGGATTTCATCGGCCACCTTGTCGTCATCGCTTCAGCGTCAGCAAACTCCTCGACAACAAATCCTGGTGGATGGTTTCTCATCGACGCAAGCATTCAACAAGCCAGCCGCCCTAATAAGGATCTTGTCTTACCTCCAGTCCTTATCAAAGAAGTCCCCCTGGACTTCCGCCTGGGACGATCTCCTCTCACCATCGACGAACCTTTCGGTCTCCTGATTTATCAACCCTTCAAAAACATGAGTTGGAGACGCGCCCCGGATTGGCTCGATTCGAAGCGCCACGCCCAACCGGTTCAGGAGATCCTCGACAAACTCTCAAACAAAGTGCTCAAGGTGCCCAACAACAACGATGAACAACAAACCAGACTCTCCAACAACGAATACGACGACGCACTGGAGCCAGACTCCCGAAGGCAGACGCCGGATCTCGGCCATGCGCCGGAAAACAGTCCGGGATAAAGCTCGCGCCAAAGCCATGGCCTCTTCACAAGAGGATCAAGGACAAGACAAGCTTCACCTGCTTTACGCCCTTCCCGGCCTCGAACTCGGCGTCATGGAACTCGTCGCCAAAATAAACAAGATCCGTGCAATCCTCGGCCAAGGACCTTGGACTCTCCCGACGGCGTCTGCAATGCCGTCGTCTTCCATCGAAGAAGCAAACACGCCCAACGGCGCTTCGGGAGAAGCTCCTCGCCGAAAGATCAGCGTCGCGGGCCGCAAGAGGATCATCGCCGCAACCAAAAAGAGATGGGCGGCTCACAGGGCCGCTAAAGCTTTAGCTTCGACGACCGAAGCTTCCCCTTCACCGACCCTGGAGCAACCCAAACGCAAATACAACGTCAGCCGGGCCGGACTGAAAGCCATGCGAACCAACGCCGCCAAGGCCCGCGCCGTCCGCGCCCGCAACGTTAAACTCAAACAACAAGGCAAAACTAGATAACCTTTTGAACAATGATGACCTCCGTTGCTCTCAACGAACCAACCGGCTGCGGCAAAACCTACATCGTGATAGGCCTCGTCTGCGGCAAAACCTTCCCCTTAATCTGCATCGTCAACGAGCAACGGCAACCTTCAATCAACATCTCAGGAAAAAACAGGAACCAAACCAACCATGACAGTGAAATTTTCAAATCTACAAATCAACGCACTCCGTCTCTTCATGGAGGGAGGCCACCAGGGTCTGATGAACTTCGACGAGTTCACCCAGATCGACCAGCGAATCACCTCCGGTCTCGGTCGAAGGAAAATTCCCTTCCTCCGCAAGATCGGCTCCGATACTTTCGCCCTGACCAGGGAAGGAATGGACGCCTGGAAGCTCTTCGAATCGACAGACGTTTTCAGGAAGATCCAATCCACTTCCATCGCGAAGTGCTTCGCGACAACCAAAATGGGGATTGTCCGATCCCAGAGATCTCCTGGCAAAGCCAGATCAAGGGCCGCTTGATCAACCCGGGGATACCAGAGCTTCCATTGCCATTCCGGACAATGGAGCAGACCTCCAGTCCGATAACTAGAGACTGGAAGGGAGGGAGAATGTCCATACCGATCATGGAAGAAATTTGCAGAGCGTTAAAGGATGTGACGGAAGAAGATGTCAGGATGGCGGAGATGGATCTCTGCGAAGATCGTGTGTCGAATGGGGATAGGGTGATAGGGGTAGTTAATCAGGAAGCAAAGAGGATTTGGGCGCTGAGTTGGAAGTATCGAGGGTCCAGGTTGAAAGCGCAGTTGGAGGAGAAGTTTAACGCCCAGAGTCTGGAGGAGAGGAAGAGGTTTCATGTGGATGGGCAGATGTGGGCGGGATATGAGGAGGTGGTGAGGGATTTGTTTTGGCTGGCGGTGAAGAAGCAGTTCAAGGAGGAGGTGTGTGAGGTAGAGGGGATTGGGTTGAGAGGAGGGTTTACGGTGGTGGTGTTGTCGGTGAAGAGCGGGCAGGAGGAGGAAATGGGGGCGATGAGGGAGTTGTTCAGGGGGTTGAGGGAGGTTCAGGAGGAGATGAATGGAGAGGCGGAGGCTGAAGAGGAGGAGAAGAAGAAGAGGAAGAGGAGAACGTTGAATTAAGGCGGGGAGGAGTTAGTAAGTTGGGGGAGGGATTGGTTAGGTTGGGTAAGTCTGGGTAAGTTTGTGAGGGCATGAGGGAAGTTGTTTGGGTTGAGGGAGTTAGAAAATTTATGAATTTTCTGTTGCGAAGTTTTTGAACTCGGTGATAATCTGTGGTTCTCCCGAATTTCATAGGAGACGGTCTTGCGCTTTGCCCTCGTGCCTTCGACGCCTATGCCTTCGTGCCTTCGGAGCCCTCGTTTCAAAATTCTCCGAAAGGCAAGGCGCAGGTTATGACGTCGTCATCCTCCTCCGAAACGCCCGGCCCGAAAGTAGTTCCGTTTCCCAGCCCCGCGCCTCCACCTCCCCCTTCAGCCATCCCTCCCCCCGTGCCGGTGTCTCTCCTGCCCTTCCCCTACACCGACACCGGCAACGCCGAGAGACTTCTAGCAGCATTCCCCGCCAAATTCCTCTACTCCCCCGAAACCAACCGCTGGTTCACCTGGACCGGCAAGCTCTGGCGCAGGGACTCCCTCCAAACCATCTACTCCTACGCCAACGCCACCATCCGGGAGTTCCTCCGCCAGACCAATCAAATCGCCGATCCCATCCCCCGCGAAATCGCCCGTAAATTCGCTATCCGTTCCGAGTCCGCCCAAAGCCAGGAAGCCATGATCCGCCAATTCCACCGGCTCCACGGAACCTCCATCCTCCAATCCCGCTTCGACCGTCATCCTTATTTATTGAATCTCGACAACGGCATCCTCGACCTCCGCGCCGGTCAGCTTCTTCCTCACGCTCCTTCCCGTCTCCTGTCCAAAACCTCATCCATCAAATTCGACCCCTCAGCCACGTGTCCACTCTTTTTATCCTTCCTCGACCGGATCATGGCATCCAATGAGAATCTGATCTCCTACCTACAAACCATATTTGGATACTCGTTGACAGGAGATGTTTCCGAACGGGCGGTGTTTTGTCTCTTTGGCAATGGTTCCAACGGCAAAACCACCCTTCTCCGAGTCATCCGGCATATTCTCGGGGATTACGCCGCTTCGGTCATGATCAAATCGATCATGGACAACCGCGAATCGGATTCCCTCACCACAACCTCCGACATAGCGAATCTCCAAGGAGCCCGCTTCGCCACAACCTCCGAAGCCAAGCAACGCCAAAAGCTATCCGAGCACCTCATTAAATACCTCACCTCCACCGACAAACTCCGAGCTTGCCACAAATACCAAGATCCCTTCGAATTCGAACCAACCCACAAGCTCTTCATCGACACAAACCATCGTCCCGAAGTCACCGGAACCGATCTCGGCATCTGGAGCAGACTTCATCTCATCCCCTTCACCACTGAAGTCCCCAAAGCCAGTCAGGACCCGGAACTCTACTTCAAGCTAATCGAGGAGTCCCCCGGAATCCTCAACTGGATGCTCAACGGTTGCCTTCGCTGGTCAGTTTCAAGGTTGAATCCTCCCTCCGAGGTAACTTCCGCGACTTCCGCCTGGAAAGTCGAGGATGACCTATTCTCGGAGTTCTTCACGGATTGCTGCGAGTTCACTCCGAAGTACTTCACGCCGACTTCTCAAATCAATGATGAGTTCAAAAAATGGTGCGAACAGGAACATATCAAGATGCCGAGTTATTTAGTGCTGAATGACCGGCTCCGGAAGATGGAGGCCGTCATGGATCGAGCTTATCTCCCTGAAGGTAATCGAGTTAGGGTATGGAAGAACGTCCGCCTGACGCAGTACGCAATTAACTATCCAAACCAGCCAACCTAAAAACACTGTCCCACTGTCCCGGGTCTGTCCCAGGGTCTGTCCCAGACTAACTATCTAAGTTTTCTACGACATCGCATACGTGTGGGACAGTGGGACAGTGTTTGCCCCCTCCAAAACTTTCCTATAGAAATCTCTATACTAAACTTCTCTATATTCACTGTCCCACTGTCCCACTGTCCCAAAAAAAGAATAAAAGAAGTAAATACAGTAAGATAGAAAAACGAATCAACGGGACAGTCATGGGACAGTGGGACAGTCCCTCGCCTTGCCAACGGCAAGGCGAGGAGTAAGTCAGTTCCCCAAGCCCCATAGCTCCGGAATTGCCCCGGATTAGCTGCACCAGACAGTCCAGGCCTTCCGCTGCGGCCCGGACCTCAGCAGAGGGCGGGAAATTTTCCCAGGCCCCCCAGCGGCCTCCCAAACGCTCAAAACACCCATTTCATCCAGGAAATCCAGGGATTCCCTCATTCAACCGGGGTTTGACAACCCTCCCCCGCCAGCGATAACATCCCAACTTCCCCGGATACGTACCAATGTCCAAATCAGACAACTTCGACGTCCGAGCCCCGGAGATCGAGACCTTGCTCCAGGACTTGGGCCGCTCCCTCAAACGCCGCATGCCCCTAGGCTGGGGCTTCACCCTCTTCCTCTCGAACTACGGCCCAGGCGGGGCCATGTTCTACATCTCCTCCGTCAACCGTGAGGACATGCTCAAAGCCCTGGTCGAATTCATCGAACGCCAAGTTCAAGAGCCGGAGACTCACGAGCCGGAGACCGGCTCGTGAACCTTCCTCCCCTTCCTCGCCGGATGCAGTCCCTTCCCCGCGACCCGCGAGGATACCCGATCCCCTGGAACGTCCTGGTCTCGCCTGACGGCGAGCCTTTTTTCACCATCAACGACGACCGCCGTCACAACGAAGCCCTCAGATTGGGCTTATGTCCAATCTGCGGCCATCCCCTGGGTAAGTGGATGTGGTTTGTCGGCGGTCCCAAATCTGCATTCGATCCCCACGGCTGGTATCTCGATCTCCCCGGTCATCACGATTGCGAACAATTCGCCCTCCAAGTCTGTCCGTACTTAAGTGCTCCGAGATATATCCACGAGATCGGGTTAGCTGGCCGGAAGCCTCCAGCTACCTTACTCGTCGATGAGACAGTCCTCCCGGATCGTCCTGAGATCTTCGTCACGGTAGCCTCAAATAAAGTTGAGTTCCTGCGACGTGAAATCCTGGCTCCCTACGTTAGACCTGGGCGTCCATTTCTGGGGTTTGAGATATGGCGACATGGTAAGCAGCTTCCCATGGAGGAGGGGATAATGGAGGTGAGAAGGGTACTCGGAGAAGAATGGAATCCTCCGGAGATTTGAGAGTGAGGAGAGGTTAGGGAGATGCCGAGGTTTTTGGATGATATTCGGGGTGGGAGTTTAGGGTGTCCGTGGTTTGTCGCGGAGTCGATGGAGGATCGTTGGGAGGAACATACAAGAAAAGTTAGTAAATTGCTGGAGGAAGATATTCCTGTGTTGAGTATTCCGAATGTAGCGGAGTATATATTTACTGGGACGGATCAGGAGTATTGGGATTTGAAGAGGGATTTTCCGAATCTTGCGCCGCCGTATGGGAGGTTTTGGGCGGAGCATCATATTCCGACGAAGTTGAGGAGTAAGGAAAAAGGGGATTCGGATATGTCGGATATGGTCAGCAAGGGGAGGATTGGGGTGTTGGTGACGGCGTTGGATGCACAGGAAGCGAATGTTCCGGTGGGGGTGGATGGGATTCCGAAGGAGGCGAAGTGGGTGTTGTGGTGTGAGTTGTTTGTGGATTATGGGGCAAAGGTGGGGAAGAAGTGTACGGCTGAGGGAAGTCATGGGCCGGTGTTTGTGTTGGTGGATGCGGAGGGAAGGAGTTTGGTGAGGCCCTGGTTGCAGAGTTTTTCAGGGGGGAAGTTTGAAGATGTGTTGCCGAGTTTGATTAGTTGGATACATCCGACTTTTTTGGCGATGAGCTTCCTGCATTGTAAAAATGTCAGGGTGGTCGATAACAAGGTGGATGTGAAGTTGGCGAAGAGATATCGGGAGAGGCATGGGAGATCCCCGGTGGAGTATAAGACGTTGGTGATTGAACCGTTGAAGGAGATTTTGAGGAAGGAAGGAAGGGTAAGCGAAGTCGGGTTGGCCCGGGCGCTGCATATTTGCAGGGGGCATTTCAGGGATTATCGCGAGGGGAGGGGGTTGTTTGGGAAGTACAAGCAGTTGGTCTGGACCCCGATGACGGTGAGGGGGACGAAGGGGAAGGTTCAACCACCAACGGTGGAGGTGAAGATTTGAGCGATGAAATAGTGTTGGTTTGCGCCAGGGCGACGAAGGAGGTCACGATCTCCGGGTCGTCCTTCAATCGGACGTGCGGGGTCTGTGGAGAGAGGGTGATGATTGCGCCGTCCGGGCAGAGGTTGTTGAGGGACCGGCCAGGGACGCCGGTTGTTTGTGAGGATTGCGTGAGGGCGGCTGGCGGATTGAAGCCGGAGGATGAGGTTGTGTTGCCGGATGAACGTCATGTGATCCGGCGGGAGTTGGATCAGATCGAAATCAACAACTGGAGCAAGAGGAATTGAGCGGGTGGAAATCTACTTGACATACGTGATATAGTGGAGCAATGGACTGGAAAACATTGGTAGACATGGCGCAGGTGGACATCAACGCGGCCCTGGTCAACAACTTCAACAACCAGGAAGCCCTCGATCATCTCCGGGATGCAGCCCGGAACCTCGACCGGGCGGTCGAAGCCCTGGAAGAAACCCTGGAGCCCCCGGATGACGCCGCTTAACTGCACATGGTGCGACGAGCCGGTCCTCTCCACTGAGCAGCATCCCGATTTCGACGAGCCCTTCCATTTCGAATGCGCCTTCCGCTCCGTCGCAGGCTCCCTCGCCCACCTCGCACGGCGATGTTCCTGCTTCGTCCCAGGCTCAGACGAAAACGATCCCCCCGGCTTCTCTAAACGAGAAGCCGCTAAACAAGTCCTGGAGGCCTACCGGAACCTCGAAACCTGGAAACTCCAATGAACCTGACCGACAAGCAACTTCAGGCCATGGCCCTTCAATGTCTGAACATGGCCAAGCGCGACATCGAATACAAGCGCTGGCGTGGAATCGTCCTTGCCGTCTACCACGAAGGGGATCAGCCTTCCCCTCTCCACAGAATGAGGGCCGTCGAACGCCAGATCCCCCAGCTAATCGGCGACGAATGGCTTAACGACTCCGCCGCCAAAAAAGCCACCTTCGATGTGATCCGGGCTGTAGTCCTTCATCTCAACCCCGAAGCCACGGTCTTCTGCACCCTCTCCAATTCATTCAAGCCCACTTCCAAACTCCTCGCCCAGGGCCACGACGAAGTCATGAAGGTCGTCTCCGCCGGTCACGACCGTCATCACCTCGCCGTAGCCGAGGGTCTCATGACAGTCGAAGACGCGCTCGCTTCGCTCGCCCAATCCCCTCAACGGTTCTGTCAGGTCCTCCAGCCCATTCGCGGAAAGCTCCTCATCGGCCCTCCCCAAATCCACTGCTTCGACCAGCAGGATTTCTCCGGCCTCCTCAAAATGTACGGCGTTCCCGGGGCCAAAACCCTCGATCAGCTTCTCAGCGAGGCCGAATGCCAGGACATCCTCCAGGAGATCATCCAATGAAACCTCCCCCTCCCGAAAAAGTCCGGATCGTCCAGTGCCTCTGCGGCCCGGCCCGCCACTGCATCATCGCCGTGCCCTACGTGCCCGGGGTCAGCGCCGCTCAAAAGGACTTCGGCTCCCCCGATGACATTACACTAACCCGCGAGAACGCCGCCTCCTACACCGAACACCTCGTTGACGGGATGATCTCCCGAAAACTAATCAACCCCTGGTGCAGTCTCTGCAACCGCCCCCGCTCCCGCTGGATCTTCGAAGACGCCCAAACGAAATTCAACTCCTTCGACGAAGCCCGTGAGTTAATGAACGAACTCGAACGGGAGCAATCCGTCGCCCGGATCGTCCTCGGCCCAACGAAAAACTGAAATGCCTCTCCTCGACTCCCACGAAGTCGTCAACCTCCGCAAGGAGCAGGCCCGCGACGCCCGGCAACGCCGTTACTGTCCACGCTGCACGGCCCACGTCTGGAAAAACTACTGCCGCTCCTGCGACGAATTTTTCACCGACGGCCACTACGAAACCTGCTCCGAACTAACCAAGCACCAAAAGGAAAATCACCGGACCTACTAAAATGCCGAAACTGTCCAAACTGTCCAAGACGCCCCCGCAAATCGAGACCATGGAACTTTGGGCCTGGGTCGGCGAAGACGATCACCCCGACCGCGATCAGCGGTCGGGCGAGTGGGGCATCAAACAAGGCGTCTGCCCGGCGGGCTACATCCCCATCGTGGCCGTCCGCCGCGACAAGGTCGAACACTTCTCCGAAGCTTTCGAGAAACAAGCCCGGGCCATGGGTAAGAAGATCCGTTTGGTCAAGTTCGTCTTCGCCGAAGTGATCCGCGAAACGACCGCAGGTAACTAAACCATGAAGCCCTGCCCTAAACCATGAAGCCCTGGATTCAACCATGAAACCCCGCCTCGGCAATTACATCCTCGCCGCCGACGGACGCACGCCCGTTCTCGAACCCGACACGCTCAAATGGGCCATCTGGTTCGAATCCTCGGATAGGACCGTGCGCCAGGACCAAGTCGGCAACTACTCGATCTCGACGATCTTCCTCTCGGTCGATCACAACTGGCATGACGAAGGAGATCCGATTCTCTGGGAGACGATGACTTTTTTCGGCGGCTCCAGAATCACCCTCGCCAGCGAGGCCATCCAACAGCGGCGTTATTCAACCTACGAAGCCGCCCTGGCCGGTCATGAGAAAATTCTGGAGCACGTCAAGCTAGCAGTGAACTCATGCTGAAAGCCCAAGACAAAGTTCGTGTATATCCCCACGGCTCCCCGGATCAAGCCGCCCTAGCAACCATCCTGATTGTCTCCGACAATCAGCGTTCCATCGCAGTCGAGTTCTCCGACCGGCCTCCCTTCGCCGTTGATAAGTCCGGCGGGATGATGCTCCACAGGGAACATGGAACCATCGTCATGATGGCCACACGAGGAGAACTCAACGGCAGGGCCTGGGGCCCCTGGATCGAGATGAGGGGCGGCGGTCATTACGAGATCGAACTTTCATGATCGATCAACTCCGAACTTATCTAGAACAATTCGTCGCCCTCCACCACTCCATCGAACCGGATCGGAAAATGCGCTTCGCCTGCATCGAGGATTTAATCCTCCAACACGGCTCAGAATACATCCTCAGCCACGTGAAGCATCCCGCCCAGCCCAGCGGTTGTTTCGCCCGGGCTTACCGGCTCGCCACGCGATATCCCCACCGCTGGATCTACGTCGAGGGCTACGCCCTCGCGCCGGGCGTCCCGATCCCGCTCCAGCACGCCTGGGTCAGCCCGGTCGATTCTCCCGGAACCGCCGTCGAACTCGCCTGGGGCAAACCCAACCAAGCCCCGGCTTATCTAGGCGTCCCCTTCAAACCGTCCTACATCAAAAGCGTCTTCATCGCCTCCAAACGCCAATGGCTCTCGGCCCTTGATACATTCTGGCTCAGATACCCGTTGATCACCGGCAAAGTCCGCATCGAAGACGTCATCTACAAAGGAGATCAACCCCATGGGTAACTTCGGCCAGGACATCAACGGAGCCTTCCGACGTTTAGAAGACGGTCGGGTCCTCCGGATCAACAAGCGGATGTTCAACACCCTCTTGAGCCTCTCCGCAAGCGTCGAGGCTCCCGTCTGGCTGGAGGGCTGGTGATACCTTCGCGAAGAAGACGCCGTGCGCGACTTCGTCACCTGGGAACCCGGCTCATCCGTCATCTGCATCCTCTGCGGTCGAACCAGATCAACCCACGAACCCCCCGGGAACTGGCAGCGCCACTATCCATCCCAGCGTAGACGTCTTCCGCTCCTCGGCCCGGGCTCCTCCATCACTGGATATCTGGAATTTCATCATCCCTGACGTTCAGCTAACGTACGTGGTATAGTTGATGACCATGAAACACCCAACGTCAGCGAAAAAGAAGAAGTCGAAGAAGTGGGTGACGCTCAGCGTTCCATTCGACCCGGAGTTCCTGAAAGAATGCCGGTGGATCGTCCGCCGGGATGGAGGCACCTTAGCCGAGCTAGTCCAAACTAGTCTGTCCTGGTTCGTAAGGGAATGTTGTTATCCGGAGTTGACTATCCCGCCTCCCAGGGATATTCCGCCCGTCAGCAGGACGATCCAGTAACCAGGAATAGACGATGAGTCTGCTGGCTGAAATGTTGAGCAACCCCAAGACGTGCATACGCTGCATGCCAGAAAGCGCCGCCGCAGACCTGCGGGCCGACTTACGCCGGGTTCCGATTATCCAGTGCAGCAACGTAGCGCACTATTTGTTCGAGCATACTAACCTGAACGACTGGTATAAGGAGGGCTTCGAGAATCTGGCTCCGCCGTTTGAGCGGTTCTGGATGGAATTCAAGGTCCCCAAGGCCGTGATCCTGTCGCAGGAGCGCGTGGAGTGGAAGTTGTCCGGAGATTATCTCGGCGCTTTGATCGAGGGGTCCAAGCGTCCCCCTTGGACGCTGGATCTGAGCACCTTCGTCGATATCGATTCTCGACCCTTCGACTGCTCGTACATGTTCACGTTCCACGTCGAGTTAGACGACGATGCACATACCATCCTGCTGCCGGGCTCGACGAGACCTGAAATGTTCATCCCCCATGGCACTTCACTGAGGCATATGATCGATGGCTTTCGGTATACGCCGGAGGAGACTGAGAAGCTAAAGGTCGCCGCTATGATCCATTGGGCGGCGCTGTTCCCCATGTTTCTGGCCATCTCCTTCATGCACTGCAAAAACGTAACGCTGAAGCAGCAGGCGTCCGACGCGGCCCTGGCCAAGCGCAATCTGCAACGCGGCAAGCCGTCCCTGAAGTATCATGTGATCGAAATCGAGCCGCTGAAACAGATCCTGCGCACCGAGGGCCGGATCGAAACCGAGGGCCTTCCGAAGGCCCTGCACATCTGCCGGGGCCACTTCGCGAAGTACGCCGAGGATGGACCCGGTCTCTTCGGCAAAGGCATCCACGGTCGGTTCTGGATTCCACAACATGTGCGCGGCAGCGAAAAAAGGGGCGTGGTCGTCAGCGATTACAACGTCAAAGCGCCCAAGGAAAGAGCGTAACTCCCGAGGCTGAGCCGAATGAGCAAAGGATAAGATGATGACCCTTCAAACCAGGATCGAGAAATTCGTGCGGGAATATTCCCCAAGAGATTATCCGGCCAGGAAGCTCTTCATCGACCAGCTACGGGATCTCCTCAACGAATACGCCGACGCGGCCCTGATCCATGAAGCTCGCCCCGAGATCGGGATCGACCACGGTCACGGCCCCGGACCATCCCACAAGCCAACTAACTCCCGAAGATAAGTTAACTCAACTTAGTTTAAGTAAAAAAGAGCCGGTAGCCGTGCCGTCCTCCCGGACGGCATGGGCTTTCAGGGATGGACCGGCTCTTCCAAGAGCCAACCAAGTTGCAAGCCAGACGTCCCAAGGTTACGTCATCCATCCCGGAACTGGTTATCCATCCCGGAACTGAACGTCATCTTCCGCACAATCCCAACGTTCGAGGATGATCCTCCAGGATTAGCCAGCAGTAAACTGAACCCAGCCCAGCACCGGGGCACGGACTGGGTCGTCGTCCCTCACTGCAAAGTGGGGCTGGGAGGCCCGGACATCCCAATTTGCCGGGCCTTCCATCGCCTTTTTCCCCCATTACTCAGGGTTTACCCTTAGCACTTTCCTGATCAGACTTGCCACATAAACTCTCCTAGGCCTCAGCTTCACCAATCCCTCCTGCTCAAGCTTCTTCAGGAGTTGATTCACCTTTTGTCTAGCCACCCCGATAGCATCCGCAAGCTCCTGTTGGGTCATCTTGACCACATAACCCCCTTCCTCCAGTCCTTGCGTCACAAGGAACTTGACCAACCGGTCCTTCGGTGGCAGAAGGTAGTGGTCCTTGTAGCTCTCCAACCTCAACAGTTCCTGCTCCAAGCTCCACTCAAAAATCCCAGGCCACTCCCTCTCCGCCTGGATCATCTCCCTCGCCTTCTCCCTCCCAAATCGCTTTACCGTACACTTATCGAACGCAACCGCCGACGTCCGCCTATTATGTACTCCCTCCAATAGACCTTCAATCCCGAACAGTCCCCCCGCCCGGATGATCTCCACTATCCGCTCCCGCCCATCTTCTGCCTCAAACAAGGTCTTCACTCTACCAGCGTCCAGAATGAACACATCATCTGCCTCATCGCCACAGTGGTATATACACTTGCCCCTGGAATAATTCTCCAGCTTTCCCCCATCGCCAAACACCTTGCCCGGAATGAACTTCATGTGAACCGTTTCCTCCTTATTCCAAGATCGAACATGGATCGACAAAGCACCAGCCCCTCACAATTCCAACCATGTGAACCATTAAAACGGAGCCACAGACCCGTTTGAACGCCACACTACTACCAGATCTCGTAATACGCAAGCCGTTTTGCGACTTAAATGTAAACTTCCTGTCCATTTCAGACACCAAACCGACTATCTATCGTCCACTAAGCAACCATCAGCCGCCACGAGCCGACCATCCGCAGACCGTCAGCCCACCACGAGCCACCACCAATTACCCAGTCCCAGAACATCTACTTTCCATCACCTCCACATTAAACCCACATATATCCACTTTTCTCTCCATTATTTCGCACATCTTCCGCCAGTAATTTCCACACGCCTTCCACAGCCAACCACTAACCACACCAGCCACACCCAAACTCCAGATCTGGAGTGCATCCGATCAGATAACCCCAACCTTCCCAACCCTTCTAAACTACAACCTAACTCCACGAACTACCCTGAGCCACCCACCAAACCTCCTAACTCCAACATCGTTTGCCATCGTTGCCACCATAGCTACCATTGCCAAGAATGCCACGATAATCAAACTTATCCACAACACCTTCAATAACCCTTTCCAAACCCTTCTCCTACCCGGAAGTTGACTTATACGTGACACTTACCCAAAAGAGCGTCTCCGCTAAAAAAATATTTCGATTTTGTCCTAAAAGGGACTTTTCTTTTGAATTTCGAGGGCGTAACCTAATCTCCATCGAGATAGAGCGGGTTCGCTACCTGCTGCACGGCAACCCTTCGGGACCAGGGGCCGGGAGTCCAGACACCAAGTCTCTTCTCCCGCCGTAGCTGGACCCGGCCCTCTCGCAGGCGTGAGGGGAGAAGAGCAGACCCTGGCTTCGCCAGGGCGTTTTATAACTTACGTTTGCGATTCCAGTACTTACTGGACCTCGCCAGACGTGTGTCCATCGGGGAGAAGAAGTGGTAAGGGACAGCGGCGGAAATTATCGTAAGCCAAAAGTCAGGCTTATGCTCCAGGACTATGTCGTTCTCAAGAACCTCCTGGAAGACATGGACGACCTGAGCGACCGGGAACAGATCCTCCTCAGCAAAATCAACTACATCATCGACGCCATTGAAAAACACGATGTCAGGCCCCAGACACGGCCTTCCTCCAAGGAAACGGAGCCTTCTTCATGACTTACTTCAATACTTCTAGATCGAGGACCTTAGATCACCTCCGATGTCCCCGGGCAAGGTATATCCTCCACGAAAGGGAGGGGACCGGCGTCGAACTCGTCCGGCAGGCTGTCCCCCTCGTGACAGGAGTCTCCGTCCACAAAGGTATGGCTACCGGTCTCGCGACCGGCAACGAAGAATCCGCCGTTCACGCCGCCCTCCAAGATTACGAAAACGTAACCCGGGGCCGTGGCCTGGACATCTCCGACCTCGAAAGTCAATCCTTCGTCTACAGCGAACAGCGGGCCCTGGCCGAGGCCCTCACCCGGTTGGGATTCCGCAGGATGATTCCCCGGGTCCATGCCACCTACGACGTCATCGAGATCGAAACCTTCGACAAGAGACTCATGGTCGAGAACGACAAGGTTCAGGTGTTCTGGAGGTCGATTCCAGATGCTCTCCTCCGCAAGAAGGATGACGGGGAGCTTTATCTAATGAGTTGGAAGACTGCTTCCGAGTTGCCGACGGATAGTGACGCCAGAGTAGATATGCAGGGTGTTTCCGAAGCCTGGGCGTTACAGGCGAGGTTGGATGAAGTGTGGAACAAGGTGAGAAGTGGAGAGCAGTTGAATGGAGGAGTGAGTGAGAGGTTGGTTGAGGTGTTGAGGGGATTGGAGGTGAGGCCGAGGATTCGGGGGATTCAGATGGGGTTTCTGGTGAAGGGGATGAGGAGGGTGGCTTCCAAGGAGATGACGGCGAGGTATCTCACTGCGGAGCAGATAGCGGCGGGGTGGAAGTTGTATCGGACTGAGAATCCGTTGATTTATGGGTATGTTGATTCGTCAAGTTTGTCCAGTTTGGGGTCGGTGAGTTGGACGAGAGATTACAAGTGTGTAGGTCCGCATCCTATGAGGAAGTCGAAGTGGTATCCGACTGGGATGTGTGAGACGCCTGGGAAGTCACATAAGAGGGGAGATGAGTGGACTAGCTTTGCGGTGTGGGAGACGCCGGAGGGGGTCAAAGGATGGATGGATGGGTTGCCGGAGTTGGATAAGGTTGCTGGTGATCCCATGGAGATGATGTGGACGTTGCCTGTGCCGAACTTCAGGACGATTGAGCAGGTAAGGGATTGGTATGAGCAGACCAGGACGAGGGAGGAGAAGATCGCCATGGATCTCCTCCGGGTCAGGGAGGTGGAGAAGAAGATCCAGGAAGATCCTAGCGATGAGGTGACTGAGGAGTTGAGAGTGGTTCTTAATGAGACTTTTCCTCAGACGACTGACCAGTGCAATCACTGGTTCGGGAGGAATTGTCCAGCGTGTGGAATTTGCTGGGGGCCGGATCATATTAAGGATGATCCTGTGGGCAGCGGGTTATATCAGTGGAAGGTTCAGTTGGATGAGAGGGAGGTTGGGGTTGGAATAGAGATGGAAGGAGGTGAGGAGTGAGTAGGTGTGAGACTGTGAGTCCGAGTGGATTGGTTTGGTGTTCCTTGGAAGAGGGACATGATGGAGAACACGTGGCGTATGCGAGGCATATGGTGGGTGGAATGGTGATGGAGAAGTGGGAGGGAAGGATGAAAGAAGGGGAATATCTGGTAAGGGTTCTTAGATTGGTTGAATATTGTGGGCCGAGATCAGCCGTTGAGAATACCGTGGCGAGGAGTGTTCAGGGAACGAAGGTGATTGGGACAGGGTTGAGTATCACGGCGGTTACTTTGGGGATCTGGCCGGATGTGGTGAAGGATGCCAGGGAGCAGGCCGATCCGAAGCAGTTGGGGGAGTTGATTGATCTGGTGGGGAAGTTGACGAATGACTTGGGGAAGTTGAGGACGGAGGCGAAGGAGAGGGTGCAGGTTCTGAGGGATCTGGAGAAGGAGAACGGTGAGCTAAGGGATTGGGTGTCGAGTCTGGAGGGGGAGTTGGGGAGCGCTCATTCAAAGATCGACGCGGCCAGGGTGGAGTTGGAGGAGTTGATCGGGTCAACGGATGACGGCGGGGACGCTGATGGCGTCCGAGAGGGTTGAGGAATGGCCAGGGCTCAGACATTTTTGCTTTACGCAGCGAGTGACTCGGGGAAGACCAGTCAGCTTGGAGAGACTGCTCAGTGGGAGTTCAGGAAGACCGGCAGTATATCCCGGCTGATCAGTGCGGATTCTTCCTGGGCTCCCCTGGAGGAGATGATTGCTACTCCTGAACGTAAGTTGGGCACTGAGTATACCGACATCGACGGGAAGAAGAGAGTTGTTTGCATCGAGGCATGGAATGTTCAGGGTCTGCAAGATCCCTGGGCTCCTTTGGTGGAGTTGAGCGAGGGCGCGTGGCCCCAAGTAGTCGAGTCCGAAGCCGGGAGGTTGAAGCTGAAAATGGTCCAGCCGGTCTGGAAGGACGGATGGATTATATCCCAGGGATTTCGGGTAGGGCAGGTCTTCAACGAGGGGTTATCGACATTTGCTTCGTTGGGGCTCCAGGATCATCAGCGGACGGCCAGGAAGCTTTCCCAGGATGTGGTAGGGACGTTCAACTCCACAGTCGTCGAGATTTCCGAGACGGCCAAGGAGGAATCCAAGACCATGAGCTTCAGCGCGGCCAGCCCCTCGCATTATGGGCAGATCCAGAGGTTCATCCTCGATGATTTAGTCCCTCGATTTGGCCGGTTGAAAGTCTCCCGGGTCATCTGGACGGCCCACGAAGCCAAAGGCCGGGATGCGATAACCGGCATCGATAAGTCCGCCCTGGGCGTGGACGCCGGAGGTCCGGCGGTCGTCGATAAAACCGTCCAGAAATTCGCACACTCCTTCCACCTCACGGTCGCGACTAATCTAGTTGCTGACCGTGTGGCGGGTCAGATCATCCAGCGGGAGTTCCGGGCGTGGTTCGTCCAGCACCCCGATGATACCTTGACGAAACTCACTTGGCCAGCCAAGGTCAGTCTGTCGATTCCCAAAGCCAAGCAGTTACTGAAAAAGTATCCCCAAGGATATATCTCCCTGACTAACGGCTCACTCTGTGATTATTTAGAATTCCTGGAAGTTCCCTCACCATCCGAAAAGATCGAGAAGGTGGAGAAGATCGAGAAGGTTAAGTAACTCAAAAGATAGAAAGGAAGAAACATGGCAGCAGTTGATATTAACGATACGGATTTGTTGCGGCAGGAGGTGGAGACCGACGCGGGCGCGGACCCGAAGAGGTTTTTTTCACCGCCGATGCTGGATGACGGGGAGTATGACGCCATCCTGGAGCTTGGCGACCGGGGGATTACGGTCACCCAGCAGAAAGATAAAACCTCCGGGGAGAAGACCGGCCCGGCGTTTTTGACGGTTCATCTCCATGCGATTACGGTGGACGCGGGAGGTAATCAGGGCCTGGGAGTGTTCGATAATCCCACGTCGATTGTCATGCAGAGCCAGGGGATGAGCAAGCTGGTGGCGATATTGACCCTGGCCGGTGCCGATGTCCCGGGGAAGTGTACGTTGGCGGATTTAAAATCCCTCACCGAGACGACCCTCGCCCAGACGCCTCGGGTGAAGATCACTACCCGCTGGGAAGCCCAGGTGAAGCTCACGGATGGAACTTACCAGACCATCCGGACGGGCCAGAAGAACTTCCCGCCGGAATTCAACCCGGATGGGTCGCCCAACGGAAGATATAACTCCGAGGTGACCGATCCCAAGTCAGGGCTTGCGGCTACGGCCCAGGTCCGGATCACGAAATATGGGAAGGCCTAAACCATCCCGGAAAGGAAAGCGCTCAGTCATGGGGACGTCATCATCGTCATCATCAAGCAAAGGTAAATCAACCTCCCCGAGCCCTCCGGCGGTCAGTCCGGTGGCCAAGCGGGGAGGAAAAATTCCTGCAAATTCCCAGGGCGAAACCGTGGATCTCGGACTCCTGGGTCTCACGGAAAAATTCATCGGCGGCAGGAGATCTCAATACGACGCCGAACTGGATAAGCTGATCGCCGACACGGCTAAATCAGAAAATCCCTCCCATGTCGGCAGGAAATTCACCGACATCCGGGCGGCGAACTCTCTCAAGAAGCGAGCGGATATCAGGGGGGTGAAGCTGGAGTTCCTCACGTTGCCGAACAACCAGGGGTTTGTCGTCAGGATTGATCCCAATCCGCAGTCACGGAAGGTCAAATCCCCTTCCCCGACGTCCCCGGGCCTCCAGACGGGTGGAACCGTTCCCAACCCCGACGGCCAGGAAATCACCGTCACTTCCTAGGAGAACCAATGCCGTTTCCGCAATGGGAACTCAACCGGCTCGTGGGCGGGAAGTGGTCCGTCCGGCTTCGCGGGGAGGAGCAGTGGATCTTAAACCTGCCTCCCCAGCCCAGGGAAGCCGCCGAGGAAATCGAGTGGATGCTCAACGCCCTGGAACTGGACCTCCCAACCCGCCGGGAAGTCCAGCCGGACCCGGCGAACCCGGCGGCTCAGCCGCCGGGGCCGGGCCCGGGTCTGGAGGATTAAATGGCCGTCCTGACCTTCGGCAAATACAACGGCATGCCCATCGAGTCCGTCCCGGCAGACTATCTCGAATGGCTCATCGAGACCCGCAAAAAGGACATCAGACTCTACCAGGACGAACTCGACCGCCGGGCTGCTGCTGAGTTATCCAGCCTGACCATGGTCGAGCGGATCATCCAGGCCGGGTATAAATCCCTGGCCAAATCCTTCCACCCCGACGTGGGAGGAGACGCTAACCAATTCCGCGAGTTGCAAGGGAGCTACGAGCAACTCAAAGGAATCCTGAGCGAGGTTAAATCAACCAGCAAGTAGACGAATCGGGGGAGTTTCAGTATGAAGACCGTGTCGCTTCAACTTAAACAGTCGCCGCCCACGATCAAGATCGAATCTCGAATTCCAGTTGGAGTGCTGATGGTGGTTATCCAGGATCTGAACGATGAACTAATGATCATCCTAAATGCTGTGGAGAAGCTCATGGAAGCTAAGGTAGTTTTGCAGGATCGCAGTTTCATGAGGGCGCTTCTGGATATCAAAATCGCCGCCCGGAAGCTTAGTGAGAAACACAGGATGTTAACGGAGTTTGTGAAGGTTCGCGGCGGGAAAGCCCTGGCTGTAACTGTCGAGGAGATTGTAAGGAGGAGTTATGAAGAAAGGGAGTGAGGTCGCTAAAACGGAGCAGGAGATCCAGAGGGATGAGTTGCGGAGGAGGATGGTCGAGAAGTTAAAGCAACCAGGATTAACTCGGGAGTCGGGGAAGCCTGGGAAGTTTCCCAGCACGTCTTGTTTGCTCCTCGACAGGTCCGGAAGCATGGCGATGAGGGTTGGGGATAAGTCGATGAGATCCAGCCGGATTCAGGAGTTAAGGAAGCTGGCGGAGATGTTTCCGGGAGTGAGGAAGTTTCAGTATGACCATGAGGTCTCGGAGCTTTGGGAAGGGGAGATGATTGCGGACGCGAGAGGGGATAATGACGAGCCGCTGGCGTTTGAGTATGTGAAGAAGCACGGGATCAGGCATGTGGTGTTGTTGAGTGATGGGGGAGCGGATAATCCCAGGAAGGCGCTGGAGGCTGCGAAGGGGCTCAAAGTAGACGTGTGTTATATCGGCCCGGAACCTATGCCGCAGTTTCTGGTGGATCTGGCGAACCAATCCGGCGGAACGGCTCAGAAGGGGAATTTGACGATGTTGAAGGAGCTTGAGTCGAAGGTCCGGGAGAGGTTGTTGATCGAGGCTCCGCCGTGGGAGGAGTCGATTAAGTTATGAAGGAACTCGACCAGGAAATCGTCACGGGGGCCGGGACCGGAGAGGTCGAGTGTGAGTTCCTCACCGGGATCGCCGGGAGCGGGAAGACGTTCGAGTGCCGGAGGAGGATCAGGGAAGACCCGGATTATGGGGTCTTGTGCGCGACCACCGGGATTGCGGCGGTTAACTTGGGCGAAGGCGTCACGACGTTGAATTCGCTGTTGAGATATTACAACACGGATTCGTTGGAGATGGCTCACCAGACCGGAAGGCTGGCTAGAAGGCTGTCGGATCTCGCTCTCGGGGAAGGGGTCAGGAACATCGTGATCGATGAGGTGTCGATGATGGACGCCGAGCAGTTGGATCTGATCTATGAGGGGATAGAGAAGTTTAATTATTCGGACCCGGCGAATCTTCTGGGATGGGAGTCGCCGAAGCTGGGGTTGGTTCTGACGGGGGATTTTTGTCAGTTGCCCCCGGTGAAGGGGAAGTTTGCGTTCGAGGCGGAGTGCTGGGAGAAGTTCGAGGCCAGGACCACGGTGTTGACTAAGTGCTGGAGGCATGCCGGGGATTCGAGGTTTTTGGAGGGGTTGAATTGTTTCAGGGCTGGGCTTGGGAGGAAGGGCGCGGGGATCTTGGCCGATTGCGGGGTGGGATTCCATTCCAGCCTGGATGAGGATTTCGAGGGAAGCACGATCATCGCCAGGAATGAGAATGTGGATAACTACAACGACGTCCGGTTGGCTAAGTTAACTACGGAGCCGTTTACTTTGCGGACTATCCGGTGGCATTCCCCTGACCGGGCTGATGTTAACAACCAATGGAAGTCCATCAAAATCGAATCGACCTACAAGCCCGGGGCGCTGGTTATGTTACTTGATAATGACTCGGATGGGCAGTTCGTTAATGGGGATTTGGGAAGGGTGGTTGAGTTTAACCGCTCAGATAAAGTAATCATCGTCCGGCTTCTCCGGACAGGGGAGGATGTTTACGTTTCCCCGATCTGGCGCAGGCATCTCGAAAGGAAAGTTCCTCCTCAGTTCCAGAAGGTGGGCAGTGAGGATTGGCCTCGGAGCAGGCAGGATTCCCATGCGAGGAGCCCGGAGGACTTGACTTATTTCGATTCGAAGGAGAAGCGCTGGGTTTTGGGGGAGTGTCTGTTTTATCCGCTCCGGCTGGCTTGGGCGACCACGGTTCACAAGTCACAAGGTCTTACCTTAGACAAAGTCCAAATTGATCTGAGTCATAACTTTTTCGGCTCGCCGGGGATGGCGTATGTGGCGCTCTCGCGGTCCAGGACGCCGGAAGGGCTCCGGCTGGTTGGAACCAGGGATCTCCTGGCCTCCCGGGCCCGCCTCGACCGGAGATGCGCTCCCTGGGTTTCGTCAACCTCGAAAGGCTGAAATGTTCCACCTTCCACGCTGCGGGGATTGTTTGTTCTACGCCGAGAGTTCCCGGCTCCTCGAACTGGAGAAGCTGGGCCCCGGCACGGTCGCCACGGGGCACTGTCATAGATATCCGCCGCAGGTCCTCCTCGACAGGCCGGATTGTTTCCCCGAGGTCAGGGTGGAGGATTACTGCGGGGAGTTCGTCTACAGCCCGCCAGACAACGAAGGAAAGGATGAAGGGAAGCACCATGGAGTTTAGAGCGGCTTCCAACCGGACTATCGAAGGCCACGGAACAAACTTCTTCAGCCGCGACCGGCTGCGGGCCGAGGCCTGGGCCCAACGCGAAGCCAAGGACGGCTTCGAAGTGGTCGTATTCGAAGTCCGCGAGGTCGAAGTTTCCAGATTTAGCCCTGACCAGAAGAAGGAGGATTCCAAATGATCATCCCGTTTGCCGGGAGAGAAAGAAGATGACCGAACAGCGAAACAAAAAGCGCATGGCGCACGCGAAGCGGTTGTGGGATGGTCTTATGAGTCTGGCTGATCAGGAACAACCGGTAAGCCTGCGTGACGCTGCCAGAGCGTTCGGGCTGAGCGCATCTACAAGCCGCACCAGAGACATTCTGCAATTCTTCAATGTCATCCCTGGCATTCAGATTGAGAGCGTGGCGAACCCCATGGGCGTTAAGGGACCGGGCTATAGAACGCTTTACAGGATAACGACAGAGCCAGTGGTGCGGTTGCTTTGGGACAGGTGCTTGGCTGCGTCTCCAACGGCTGAATCCAGTCGTGACTTTTACGCTAGGCTTCGCCGGGAGATCGCCATTCGCAGGAAAGAGGCATATGACAAACGGTTCGGCAAGTGGACGCCGGATAATACCGCCAAGGTGGATTTGCATGACATCCTCAATTACATCGAGGAAGAACTAGACAAGTTCAATTCGGGCCTATCCGTCAAAGGACGAGAGAACGCCGGTACAACGATGGCTTCTTAGCCAGGAAGGACATGTCACACATGATAGATAAAATCAAAGGGGAACTAATCCCACTTACAAGGGAACTGGCGATCCGGTTCTCGCAAATGAAACCAATGCCGGGAGAACGTGCTAAACGCGGATCTCGGCTGAAATACTTCAACCACAAGTTACGCGCCGGGGATTTCTTATCTCCAACATGGGCCGTCGCAATAGTAAATGGCGAAGAATATAGAGCGGACGGGCAGCATACATCAACGGCCTTGGCGACGTGCTCAGAGGAACTATTCCCTGACAACATAGGGGTTACGATCAACACTTACCGGCTGGATTCAATGGCTGACGCTCCCACACTTTTCGAGACCTTCGACAATCCCATCTCCGCCAGAAGTAATACGGACAAACTCGGTGTCTACGTGGCACATCACCAAGAGTTCCTGGAGGTAGATAGAACTTATCTCAGTAGAGTGAGTCGCGGCATCGATTATTATTACCGGGATTTAGCCAAGGAAGCAGACTCACAACGTCAGCTTACACTTTGGTCCGCCCGCGACCATGGTCTTTACTTTGAACAAGGGCCGCATCGGCAGTTCGCCATTTGGCTCCACTCCTGGCGGCAATCGCACCACGTCTGGATGATCGGTAAGCCAGGAATCGTCGCGGAAATTTTCGCTGATTGGTTGAGTTATCCCATCATGGCCGAGCGTTTCTGGGGTGAGGTGTTTACCGAGAGCAACCCCGACTCCGAGGACGACACACGAGAACTCTCGCGGGTCCTAAAGGAATGGTCAAAACGCCCGACGCGCATGAAGCAGGACAAGTATCGCGCCAAGGCTCACAAGATTTGGGATCGATATAAGCGGTTATTCAATACTACTCCCAAGCCGGGTGATGCACCAGCGCCGCCGACGGAAGAGCAAGCCGCCTGATAATCCACCATGGTTACCGAACTCCCTGACGGCGGGTTGAAATGCTCCTGCGGGGCCACGGCCAAGCCCAAGGACCGGGGCAGGTTCAAAAAACGCCACCCCTCGGCCTGCTCTGCGGCAGCGAAAGAACGGAAAATCCGCGAGGAGTTCAGCGTCGCCCTCGCCCAGGACGTCCGCTCCGTCGTCAACTCCGTCACCGAAGTCCCTGACCTGCTCGACCAGATCGACGCAGCGGGCTCCTGCCTCACCAAATGGGAAAAGGAATTCATCGAATCCGTCCAGGATCAATACGACCGGCGCGGTGACCTAAGCGAACGCCAAATCCAGGTGCTAAGAAACATCTCCAAAAAGCTCCCAACCAAACACCAACTTGACGCATTAATCAACCCCGCCAGGAAGCCATCGTCATGAAAGTCATCTTCGTAAAGGACCTGACCAAAGAATCCGGGATCGTCTCCGAAATGTTCCAGGTCTCCCAAGTCGAAACCAGAATCCTCAGCAACCAGGAAGACAAACGTTATCTCAAGCTGAAGCTCCGCGACCGAACCGGCGAGATCGAAGCCCGGCTTTGGGACATCCCAGTTGGCCTTCTCGTTAACAAAGGCGACGTCATCCGGGTCAGATCCGAGGTCGTCCTCTACCACGACGAACTCCAGTTGAAACTCCTGGAAGTGAAGTTCCCCGCGCCGCCGGAGATCCGGATCGAGGATTACATCCCTTCGTCCTCCCGGGATCGGCAGCAAATGCTGGATGAGTTGGATCGCAGAATCGATGGAATCCTCAACGTCGCCCTCCGGGAAGCAGTGAAGCAACTAGTCCAGTGGAAGCGGGAAAAGCTGAGGGACGCCCCGGCGGCGAAGGGAAATCATCAAGCCTACCTGGGAGGCCTCCTTGAACATATCCTCCGGCTTTGCCGGTTGGTTGACGTGGTCTGTTGCATTTACCGAGATCTGGATCGCGACATTCTGCTCACCGGAGCAATCGTGCATGACATCGGCAAAGTTGAAGAACTCCAGTGGTCCGTCGCCCTTGGCTACAGTAAAAAAGGCGCATTAGTCGGTCACATCGTCCAGGGTTCTGCGATGTGGGAGAACGTAAGCTCCTACGTTGACGAAAACGTCCGGATTCACGTCGAACATATCATCGCCAGTCACCACGGCCAGCTAGATTGGGGCGCGGCGGTCCTCCCCATGACCAGGGAAGCCATGGTGTTTCACCTCCTCGACATGATCGATTCCAAATACGAGATGTACACCAACGCCGTTTCAGCAGGAGTGGATGAGGATGGATTTACTCCATGGAATTCGAAGTTGGAAACGAGAGTCTGGAACGGCCTTTAGAAAAGGAGAAAGGAGAAATGAAAATGGTTACGGTCAGAATGATTTTGTTGATCATTGCGGTGTTGTTGTTGTTGCTGGATGGGTTGGGAGTGAAGGCTCCCAGGGTCAACCTTCAGTCGCTGGGGTTGATGTGTGCGGTCCTGGCGATGACGCTCGTGGGAGTGTGACGACGACGAAGATGGCGAAGATTCTGAAGATGAGGCAGACGGAGTATCCCCCTGGGGATGCGATTCATGTGGTCGCCAGGGGGACTCTCACGCTGGGGCAGATCAGCAAGTCGAAAGGAATCTACTCGACACAGAAGACTTCGATTTACAAGGATCAGGTGAGCTTCATTGGAAAGGAGTGGGATTTGGTTTGGAAATTAGCTGAGCAGTTCAAGGTGAAGTTGAGGATGATCGATGTCGCGTATTTGGATGGGAGATATAAGATCACGGTGGAGAGAGCGAAGAAGGTGATGGTTAGCAGGCAGGAGTATAACGCTGGGTTTGTGGAAGGAGGGGTGTTTATTCCGTTGGGGAGTTTTACGAAGACGGGGAAGATGGAGGACGGGAAGGAGATTATTTTGGCGTTGGATGATGAGGTGGGTTAATGAACGTCGAGATACAGATATTTAATATTGGACGGACGATGGTGGATCGGGAGCAGGTGAGGCTTTGGTTGAATTGGTTGAATGTCAACCAGTATGAGATTCCTGGGGAGGATGTGGTGAGTGATCCGGCGTTGCTGGTGGCCCTGGCAGCGAAGCGGTGTTATATGTCGTTCGAGCCGGGGTTAAATCCGAATGTCACGAAGATCAGATCGAGCATGGTTGATTATCTGGATAATATCCTGGCTTCGGGACATGGGTCAGTGCTGGAGCATGCGGTTTATAGCTTTGCGATTGAGGGGGTTTCGAGGGTGTTTACGGGGGAGATGAATAGACATCGGGCTGGGTGGGCGATCTCGGAAGGGTCGATGAGGTTCATCCGGTTTGACAGGGATATTCCTTGGTGGATGCCGATGTCGCTCCGAGGGGAAAAAGAAGATGACATCGATTTGAGCTTGAGGAAGTCGGTGAGTCAGGAGATTTTTAAGAAGGCCTTCAATCAGATGAAGGAGAACTATTCGGAGTTGCTGAAGGTCTGGGATATGGAGGAGGGTCATCATAACTTCCGGTATAAGAAGAGGGTTACTTCGTGTTTGAGGAGGATTATTGGGATGGGGGTGGCGACCGGGGGTGTGTGGACCGGGAATATTCGGGCGTTGAGACATGTGATTGCTCTCAGAGGCGACGAAGCTAGTGCGGAGGAGGAGATTTTTCATGTGTTTTCCAGGGTGGGGAAGATCATGTTCGAGAAGGAAGGGATGATGTTCAGGGATTTTAAGCAGGATGAGAGAGGTTCGTGGGTTCCGGGGTATAGGAAGGTTTAAGCCATCAGGGAATAGTCGATGATCACGGATGATGGGTTGAATTTTGTTGGGCCTCCCGGGTACAGGGCCGGGGAGTTGGTGGCCAAGATGGCTCCCGAGGGGAGTGGAATCAGTAAGGTGTTGGTGATGGCCGAGGCCCTGGGGGAGCACGAGGCGTTGGATAGGTTGCCGCTCAGGCCGTATGCTGAAGCCGGGAGTGTGTTTCAGAATGTGCTGCGGCACGCCAGGGTTGAGAGAGGGACGCTGGCGATCAGTAACTTGTGTTGGTATCGGCCCCCGAGGAATTGGCTGGAGGGTTCGCCCTGGCAATCGGATGCGATTCAGCTTTGTCGTCCGCTGAACGATGAGTTAATCGAGAAGGTCAGGCCGAAGGCCATCCTGGCCTTGGGCGGCATGGCTTTTCGGGAGTTGACCGGCCTTGGAGGAGAGAAGCAAGGGATTGAGATGTGCCGGGGGTTCATCGTCCCTTCGATCAAGGAGAGGGTGACGTGGACCCGGGACGAGGGCGGGGCCCTGCGGCCTGTCATGGGGTTGGTCCCATGGGATTCGGTGCCGGTCGTGGGGACTTACCATCCGAGCTTCCTCCGCCGTGGGGCCAAGGAACGCGAGAAGGGCGGTGGCGAGGCCGCTCAGGGCCGCACCGTGGCGGCTGGGGGCGGCACCCAGGGCATGAACCTCCTCGGGGTCCTCATCCGCGATCTAAAGCTCTGCTTCGAAATCGTCCGCAGCGGCGTTCCCAAATTCGAATACTCGGATTACAAGCTGGAAGCTACATTAGCCGACTGGAAGCAGGCCCTCGAATATCTCCGGGCCCACCCCAGGCTACCCATCAGCTACGACTTCGAAACTCTCGACTCCCTTGTCAGGGAATCCGAAGAAGACGCCGAACATATCAAGCGCGACGTAACCCAGGTTCAAATTTCCTGGATGATCGGTCAGGCCCTCGTCAGCACGTGGTTCTCCGATTTACTTCCTGTGCTGCGGGAAATCCTCCAGCTACCCAACCCGAAGGTCGATTGGAACGGCAGAAAGTTCGACCGGCCCATTTGCCGGGAGATGGCCATCCGCTGCGACATCGGGGAGTGGATCGACCTCATGGATCTGTGGCACCACGCCCAGCCGGATTTACCCAGGGGACTGCAATTCGCGACCAGCTTCGTCTGCCCTGAAGTTGGTCCGTGGAAGCACTTCGCCATCAGCGATGCTCTCCGGTATGGAGCATATGACGTCGATATGCCCCAGAGGATTCTGGCCGGGCTCCAGCGGTCGCTCAGCCTCATCCGTGACTCCAATTCAGGAATGTCCCTTTGGGGCGACGGTCGCTACGCCGGGTTCACCGGGCAGGTCCTCCGGCTGTCTCCCGTCCTCGATGGAATGACCGCCCGAGGCATCCCGGTCGATGAGGATCGCAGATCCAAACTCGACGAGGAATTTTCCCGCACCTTAGGTCGAGTCCACTACGCCGATTATCTCCGGGACCACAACCTCCCCGAACTAACCAACGAGGAACTCAACAAAATCGAAGGCATCTCGGATCGGTTGCAGGGCCTCATCCCCGATGAGGTGAAGAGCGTCGATCCCCCCAAGGGATATAAAAATCGACCGAAGGAACTCAGCCGGGAGTGTTCAACCTGCGCAGGGAAAAAACTCGTCACCAACCCCGAGTGGAAGCCCCGGCGGATCAAGGGCAAGCGAAAGCTCAAGGAAGTCGTCTCGGAGAAATTCGAGTTCCCTTCTTCCGTAGACGAGTTCGTCGAATTGATCGTCGAGAGCGTCGATTTGAGCTTGATCCCAGCGATGGCCGAGACGACCGAGGAGAAGATCCCGAAAAGGATTCGCTGCGGGAGTTGTGAAGGTGAAGGAAGGATCAACCTGAGGGAAGCGGAGCTTCCCGAAGGCTGGGTCCGGCGAAACTTCGACGACGAGGAGAAGTGCGAGTGCGTGAAGGCCGCGAATCAAGCCATCGCCCGGGCGAAGAGGGAATCCAAAAAAGCCCTCAAGGTCCTCGTGAAAGCAGCAGCCGTGATCGGCCCGGGCGACGGGCCGAAGCCCGTCGCTGATTCTGATTTTGCCCGTCCGCCCAAAGCCGATTGGACCGGGCTTCTCCACTGTCCAAAATGCGGCGGCACCGGCAAGGTCAAAATCACCGAGCAACGCTGGTCCAGGCTCGCTCCGTTTTTGCCCAACGGCTCCGCCCAGGTTCTCCGGTATATCCGGTTCAAATTCGCCGAGGAGAGCCAGCAGCTAAATCAAAAATTCCTGGAGAACCCCCCGGCCAAGACGACCATGGAGGAGTTCGTCGAGCGCCGCCGGAAGTGGATCGTCCCCACGGATTATAAGACCGGAGCCGAAACCAGCGGCGAAGCTGAACTTCGAAGGTTAGCTAGTCGAACGGCTGATCCGGTCCTGCCGATGATCCTCGAATTCCGCGAGGTCGCCAAGCTTCGCGGCACTTACGTCAAGGGCTGGACTCCTTCCAATGTTCAACAATTCCTCGATCCCGAAACCAACCTCATCCGCAGAATCGGACGGGTTCATCCCACATTCGGGTTTCGTCCGGCCACCGGACAGCTAAGTAGCGAGAACCCCAACGCGCAGAATTTCCCTTCGCACTCTGAACTTTCCCACGCCATGTTGAAGATGATTTCCTCGCGGCCCAGGTTCAGGATGGTGAAGTTCGATTACAAAAGCTTCCACGCGATCACGGCGGGGTTCGAGGCGAAGGATGTGGATTGGATCAGGATTGCCCGAGTCGATATTCATTCGTTCTTGACGCTGGTGGGGTTGGTTAAAGCAGAGAAGCCCGAGGTGGCGTTCGGGTGGGATCAACCGGAATTAAAAGATCGGTTGAAGTGGTGGCGAAAGCAGGACCGGCTTTATTCGGCGTATGCGAGGCAGAAACATCCGGCAGGGATGACGTTCGGGGAGATTCGGGATGAGATCGCTAAGCGGGTGGTTTATGGATGGGAGTTCGGGCAGGGAGATCGTTCGCTTTATATGTTGAATCCCGAGTCGTTCACTTCCGTGGCGGAGGCGGGGAAATTCCAGGGTGAACTGGTGAGGTTGTTTTCAAAGATTGAGCGATGGCAGGGGGACGTCAGGTTGGAGGCGGACAGGAATCATTGTTTGACGTCGAGGTATGGGTATATCCGGAGATTCTGGGAGGTTTTTTCTCATCGGAGGGTGAAGGAGAATTACGAACCCAGGCGAGGTGAGGCGCTTTATTTGGATGGGAGAGGGGATCGGTGGGTGAGGAAGCCTGGAGCGGATCACGAGGCCGTGGTGGCGTTCCGACCGGCGAATGATGCTTTTGGAATGAAGCGGGCGGCTCAGGTCAAAATCGCGGAGCAAGGTCTCGACGAGAAGTACGGTTTGATCTGCGACGTGCATGACGATATCCGGTTCGAGTGTCCTTCGGAGTTCCTGGATGAGATGTTGCCGGTGGTAAAGGGGATCATGGAGGAGAAGTCGCCTTACCTAGTGGATGCGGTGGTTGCTCCGGAGGGATTGTGGTGCGGAGTTGAGGGAGCCGTGGGGGCGGATTGGGATTGCTTGGAGAAAATTGAGATATAAGGAGGTGGATGTATGGGGCGAAAAGCGTTGACCGAGGGATTGCCGGAGAAGCACTGGAGGATTGGAGAGATCGCCGAGAGGCTGGGGATCAGCTACCAGACCGCCATGAAGATGTTCGAGGACCTGGAGGGGGTCAAGATCTATGGAGAGAGGACCGGGACCAAGACCAGGAGGAAATACAGGATGGTGATGGTTCCCGATTCGGTATTGCAGGCGGAGTTGAGGAGACTGGAGAGGTGATGAGATTGGGGGGGGGGCCTCAGGCCGGTTTGCGGCCTGAGGGGAAAGGGATGACTTCAGCGGGACGGGCGAACTCTCCGGTCGAGCGGGCGGCGAGGTAGTTGGCGCGGAGGTTCTCGTGCCGGGATTTGACCCAGGGATTGTAGTGCAGGATGGTAGTGCGAATGTTGCGGTGCCCGAGCAGAATGGAAACCTTGTCGATAGGCATGTTCTCGTTGAGGCGGTTGACGGCGAAGGAATCCCGGAAGCGATGCGGCCTGAGGCCTTCAACGCCGATGGTCCGGCCCAGGTTCCGCAGGGCTTTGTAAATGTGATTCGAGATGAACTGCCGCCAGGGAACGAGGCCGTCGTAGAAGGGATAGCCTTTTGAGGAACGCGACAGAGCCCGCAGCCGCTGGGCCAGCGAGACCGGGAAGAAGACCGTGACGGGGTCGCCGGTCTTGATCTGAACGGTCGAATAGCTCGCTACGCAGGAATCGATTACAATCCTCTCGGGGCGAAGATGCAGAGCGTCCGAGATCCGGAGCCCGGTTTCGTACATGAATTCGAGCAGCAGCCGGAAGCGCTCCGGATCGTCCATCAGCAGCGACGGGCTAGAGCGGACCAAGCGAGTATAACCCCGTCCCTTCTGGGCCAGTTCGCCTTTCATCCAGGGAATCACCGAGTCCATGATCTTGCGGTAGTTCTGGTCGCCATCCTCATCGAGCGGCAGAGTGCGGGTTTCGCTCATGTCCTCCAGGTCGCTTTCTGGATTCCGCTTGCGGGCGCGGATTGCCTGGATCGGGACCGTCGGGTCTTTGTCTATTTTTCCCGTCCGCACGGCGAAGCGGAACATGGACCCGATCTGTCCCATGTAGAGATTGGCAGTCGAGGGCCTGAGCGGCTTCACGCTCCGGGTCATCCATCCCTGCCGCAGTTTGAGCAGGCTTGCGGTCGGGACATTGCGGGCGTCGGTGACCCCTTCCTTCTGGAGAAAGGCCATGAGCATGTCGCCGATCATGCGATTGCGTTCCACGTAGACCGACCGGTTACCAATGGCCGTATGTTCTGCAAGGAAGGGCTCGACTATTTCGCTCAGCGGCACGGGGCGGATTTGGAGGGCGGCAAGGCTGGCGGGACTGCCCTGCTGGTTGAACTCCCTACGCTTGGCCTCGGCGGCGGCTTTGGAGTAGACCTTAAGAGCTTGCTGTTTGAGATGGACGCCATAGTCGTTGACGCCGGAAATCCACCAGCCGCACTTGCAGGAATCGCCCTTGATGCAGGCTGGAGCGTGTTTACGTATGTAGATACGAAGCATATCGGTAAGGCTCTAGTATACACTTTTTGCTTATGCAAAAGCTATGCAAATTTACAAAAAGTGTAAAAAATAAGGCTTTTTTGGAGGAAAAATGCTTGGATTGGAATCCCGGCGACCCGCTGAAACTAAAAAACTTAGCCGTAAGTTGTTGATTTTAAGATATCGCAAAAATCCAGCAGATCGCACAGGTCCGATTCGCTTATGCAAATCCTATGCAAATTTGGACCCCTGATACACGTATTCACATCATCTTATTAGCGGTGATCTCGACTGCCGCCTGGAGGGCGGCGTCGTCGATGGCCGCGCCCGCGTTTTGGATGGCGGGGTCCATCACCACGGGCGGCTGGATTTGCTGAGCGATGTTGTCGGGCGTCTGGAATGTCAGCGTCGCCCACCTCACCCTGGAGGTATGACCGGCCACCGATGCGGCCTCGTTCAAAATCGAATCGGCATACTTCAACGCCGCGACCTTCACCCTTCCCCGGAACGTCATGTCCACCATCAACTGCGAAGATTCCTCGTATGTCATCGCCATCTTCTCTCTCCTTCAAAATTTGAATCGCAGCAAGGCTGCGATTCAGAGGATTGTGTTGACCGTCGATTCGACGGCCAGTTGTAAATCGGCGTCGGTAATCGCCGATCCCGAAGTCTGGACCTTCTCGTCCATGACCACGGGCGGTTGAATTCTCCCGGCCTCCTGGTCGGGCTGGGCGAAAACTCCCTGCGACCATTTCACGCGGGTGTTGTGCGCGGGCGTGGTCGCCGCCTCGCCCAGAATGTACGCCGCGTATTTCAAAATCGAGACCTTGATCCTTCCCCGGAAAGCTCCGTCCTGCATCAACGAAGCAGACTCGTCGTATGTCAACGCCACTCGGTCACCTCCTTCCCAGATCAGCGGCCATGCCGCTGATCTAGGACCATTCGTTCCACGAATAAAACTGCATCTGGGATTGCGTGACCCGGTAGTTGTATCCGGGCATCACGATGAAGAACACGCTTTTGTAGTTCGTGCCGCTCTCCTGGAAGGAGCCGGTTTGCCAGATGGAAAGCACCGTCGTCGGGGTGCCGGTCGCATCGGCGTAAGCCACGACGGATTGCGTTCCCGCGCCCGCCGCTCCTTGCACGCACACCGCGACGAACAATGGCGTCGATCCGGAATTCGAATACGTCGTCCCGAAGACCCGTTGACTGGAGTTGTAGGCCGCAAACGTCGTCGGCCCTCCGCTCAGCGGGACGCCTCCAACCCGGAACTTTCCGCCGCCGATCACGTTGACGTCGCCGGAAACCTCCAGTTGATAAGCCGGATTCGTGACGTTGATCCCGACCTTGCCGTCCTGAGCCACTCTCATCCTCTCGGTCGAGTCGGTGATGCCGTTGCCGCAGGTGTAGATCGCCAGGAAGGCTCCGTGAGCGTTCGTAGCCCAGTTCTCCGTCGCGAATGCTTGAAGGCCCGTCAGGCCTGTCGTGACCCACGCTCCGTCATACCCTCCGAAGCTCAGCCTTCCGGTGTTGTCCCCAGAGAGAACCGCCGTGGGACTTCCTACGCTCCCGTTGGCTCTCCTGCACAGAAGGTGGGAAGCTCCCGCGACCCGGTCGAAGAACGCCGCCCCAGTGCTCAGGACTTGAATCGCAGCGCTGCCCACCATGTTCGCGGCGGTGATCCCAACGCCCAGCGTCCCCACGGAATAAAGCTTGAATCCGGCGGCGTTAATATCGCTGGTCCATGGCGTCTGGGCTCCTCCAGACGAATTGACCGTCACGTTCACCGCTCCCGATCCGCTGGTCCCCGAAAGCGTCACGTTCGTTCCAGCAACGAGGTTGAGGATGGAAGCAATCCCGAAGCTCGTGGAGTTCACCCGAACTTCCAGACCGCTCGTCGAGATCGCGACGCCGTTGATTTTGTAGCTGCCGGTGATGTTGCAGTCTCCCGTGATGGTGTGAGCGCCGCTGGATAAAGCGCCGGGGATTGTAACGGCCCCGGTCGAACGGGTGATGCTCAGCGCCGTGCTCAGAATTACCTGCGAGTCGCTGTACCGGTTGATGTTGAAATCCGACCCAACATTGCTACCTGACTCGGCTCCGTTGTTTTTGCCCACTGCCCAACGTACGGCGCTCGCGCCCGTTCTGAGGTAAACATACGAACCTCCGCCCGCAGCGTCGAGGATGTTCACGTCGTTACCTGCGGTGACGTTGGAGGTCACGGCCAATGTCCCGCTAAAGGATGAGGAAGTCGAGGTGACCACGAAGGAAGGCAACGTCACGGCGCTGGGACCGGAGATCGTCAGGGCCTGAGCCGCTGATCCGGCTCCATTGGCGCTCTGGATGTAGTTAATGGAGGCATTGGGGATAACCGCAAGCAATCCATTCGAAGTGCTGGCTTGGATTGTTCCGCCCACCGTGAGGGAGCTATTTGCGCGATTGAGGAACAGCGCCGCCCCAAGGGACGCTCCCGCGTCGTTGTAGCGAAGCAACATTAAATTGCTTCCGGCGTTCGAGCCGGTTTCCGAGGTGGCGTCGGTTAGCCAGACCCACCGGTTCGATCCGCTGATCGAGAAAGCCACCGAACCCCACGAGGCCGTGGACGGGGCGTCCGTCCGCAATCCTCCAGACGAGGAGGTGATCGCGCCCCCAGCCGATAAATTCCCGCTCATCGTCAGCGACGAAACTCCGCTGAGCGCGAATCCGCCTCCGTCGATGTTCGACAGCCACGGGGTCTGATAGCTGGCCACGGCGGGGACCGTCGTCCATGTCGCGTCTTCCCGCAGGAATTTTGTCGTCCCTGACGTTGCGCCCGGGTCGGGAACCATCCCTGCCCTGTGAGAGCCTCCCGAGGCTCCCATGCCTACCGCTGTCAACGTGACGTCGGCGCTCAGGGCTCCGCCACCCGTTAATCCGGTTCCGGCGATCACCTGCCTCGTCGGCGGAACAGTCGCCGGGGCCCCGGTGATCTTGGTCCAGGCCAAGCTCGTCAGCCACGTCGGGTCCGCGTACGTCGAGGCGCTCGATACAGCATTGGTCACCTGGGCTGCGTTGTAATCCCCCGTTTGTGCAACCACCGCTCCCGTCCTGGTAAAAACCGAGGTCACCGGAATCGCCGCCGCTGAGTAAGCCGTCGTCTGGGTCGTCCCGTCCGGGAAAACAAAACCTCCCGTCGCGGATCTCACCTTCCCGTTCACCTGAAGCAGGTTTGTTCCGTCGTCCGTCACGGTTCCGATCAGCACCCGCCCGCCCGTGACCATCCTCATCACCTCAGCCGAATTCGAGATGATCTTCAGGGGCTTGCTGGACTCGACGGCTCCCATCCCGGGATCGGTCGGATAGCCAGATCCATACGAACGGATCTGAATATAATCCGCGACGTTGTTCAACGCCGAAACTGTTCCACAGTCGGTTGAACTCGTGGAGACGACCCGGACGCCATCCTCCACCCCACCCGTCTGGACATAGACCCGGGCGGATGTTGATGTGGCGTGGTTGACTCCCACCGAGCCCACGTTGTTCAACTTGAACGTCGCGGCGTCGATGTCGCTTGCCCAGGGAGTTTGTGGAGACCCGCCGCCTCCGGCTGCGGCCCACTTTACTCCGAGAGGTTGAGTCGAATCCGCCGTCAGCACCTGCCCGTTGGTTCCCACGCCCAACCGCTGGACCACCGAAGCGCCCCTCACCATGAGGTCTCCCAGCGTCGTCGTCGGATCGACCATTCCTCCAGCGCCGCCCGTAGAAGAGACGGTGATGTTGATCCGGTTGTCCACTGAACTGTCCGAGATGCTCAGCGCCACATTGGCCCCCGAGATGAAGTTGAGAGCCTTCCGGGTTCCGATGGTGGTTCCGTTGTTTTGAACCTGAACTCGCTGGTTGATCGTGTCAGCAACGATGGAGAGGTTCCGGTCTGCTGCGAGGCTTCCTCCGCCGCTCAACCCGGTGACGTTGGGGTCTCCCGTGGAGATCATCCTGGTCGTCGAAACGGCTCCGGTCACCTGGGCTGCGGTGTAGTCTCCCGTGGCCGCGACCACCACCCCTGTCCTTCCGAAAACGGAGGAGACTCCCGCTGAAGGAGCGCCGGTAATTTTGCTCCAGGCCAATCCGGTCAGCCAGGGCGGGTCATTGTAAGTCGCCGAGGAATCTACAGCGTTGGTCACTTGTGCTGCGGTGTAATCTCCGCCCGCCGCGACTACGATTCCTTGCCTTCCGAAGACGCTCGCCACGCCAGCCGTCGGAGTCCCGTTAATTCGATAAATTCCGGTGCAGTTGATGTCGCCCTGGACGTCCATGGTGTAGGTAGCCGTCCGCCCCACCCCAACATTTCCTGAAGCATCAATCGTCAATCGTGTTTTCGTCGCGATGGTGTCGCGGATGAAGAACATCCCGGCGGTTCCGAAGCCCACTCCGAAGTCCCATCGGTAAGCGCCGCCCAGGGTCATCTGGATCGAGGCGATGTCAGAGTTGGAAACGCTCTGCATCGCAATGGAGGGGTTGGCGGTCGATATCCGGAGTAGCTGGCCTCCCGCCGAGGCTCCTATCCCAATCCCGTTGACGTTGTTTAAATTGTGGGCGGCTGCGTCGATGTCGGTCGCCCAGGGAGTTTGCGACGCCGTCGAGACCGAAGCCCATCGGACTCCGGAACTTTGCGTCGAGTCCGCCATGAGATATAACCCATTGGCTCCCACGGTCAAGGACGTCGTCCCTGACGCCCCTCGAACGATCAGATCTCCCTTCGACGTGAGCGGATCGACCAGGAACACCGGAGCCCCGGTGATCTTCGTCCAGGCCAGGGTTGAAATCCACGTCGGATTAGAATAAGTCGCGCTCTGATCCACTGCGTTGAAGACCTGCGCGGCGGTGTAATCTCCCGAGACCGCAACGACCGCTCCTGACCTTCCAAATACGCTGGCTACCGCTCCACCGCCTGCCGCAGCGGCCCATTTCACTCCGAGAGGCGAGGCGCTATCCACCGTCAGCACAAATCCATTGGTCGCTCCAACAGCCAACCTTGAAGGAGCCACCGGCCCCCTCACAATCAAATCTCCCAGCGTCGTCGTCGGATCGACCATTCCCCCAGCCCCTCCAGTCGAGGAGATCGTGACGTCCAGTCGGTTCGAGGAGTTGTTATCCGTCACCTGCACGGTGACATTCGCGCCGTTGATGAAGTTGATCGCGTGGCGGGTTCCAACAACGGCGGAGCCGTTCGACATCAGTTGGATCTGCTGGTTGGTCTTATCCGCCACGACAGATAAGGTTCTATCAGCGCTGAGGTTCCCTCCGCCGGTCAGCGTCGCGTCCGTCAGGATGTTTCTCGAATTCAAAACTCCCGTGGCTGCGGTGATATCCGCCGGAGTCAACGTCACGAGCCCCGTCCGTCCGAAGACGCTCACCACCAGCGCATTCAAGGTGACGTCGAAGGTCAGCGGCCCCCCGCCGGACAGCCCAGACCCGGCGATTACCTGCCTCGCAGTTGGAACCGCTCCAACCTGAGCAGCGGTATAATCGCCGGGCTGAGCCACCACAACCCCGGTTCTCCCGAACACGCTGTTGACAGCCCCTCCGGTTGATGTGGCGATTCCCGTCAGGACGACATTCGAGAGAGTGTAGCCGCCGCCGTTGACATTCCCTCCCCAGGTCCGCTGGTCATTCGCTAAGTTATTCAAGTCATCTGCGTGGAGCTTATCACTGGGGGTAAAGTTATTCCGCGACAGCCAAGACATGTCTTCCTCCTCTTCCTAAGTCTTCAGATCTGTAAGATCCTCAGGATCTTGCAGTGTCTGGAGATCCGTTGACGGTTTTGCTATCGACGATTCTCATGGGTTCCAGGGGAAGGTCAACCTGATCGGGCACGGAGACGATTAGGGTTCCGTTGGAGGCCCGGGCGTTTTCGTAGCGGTCCACTCCACGGTTGTTGAGGGCTTGGCGGATGAAGGCCCGTTGGCGTTCGGCGGTGGAGTCGAGGTTCTTTCGGGCTTGCTCCATGTCGAGTGAGAGAGCCCCGACTATTGCGAGGGCCTGGGTTCGTTCCTGGTCCATTTGACTCAGGAGGGTTGCTTCTTTTTGGTCTAGTTGAAATGTCTTTTCCATTTTGGTCTGTCTCCTTTTTTAAATTACGTTCACGATTAGTCCGCCGACTACGTAGATTGTTTTGGAACCGGCGACGAAGGTTCCGGTGATGTTGTTGCCATGGCTGTCCTGACCGGGCCAGCCCAGGGCATAGCCGTGAATTCCGAAGTGATGAGCGAGTACTTGGCCGTCGATTGTGACTGCCGGGCCGATGTATCCGCTGGAGTCGATTTGGACGGTTCCGCCCACGCTCAGGCTGGCGCAGCCGATCTCCTGGGTTACACCCATGTGGATTCCGACAATCCATCCGTCTCCGATGAGTGATCCTGGGTTTACTGCTCCCCCGGCGATGACGTTGTTGGAGGCGTTCAGCAGGCCGCATGTGACCGAGCCAGCGGGTGAAGCTCCGTTGGTATTTACCGAGCCGCAAGTGACTCCGAAGCCGCCGATGTTCATGCCGGAACCGACAAACACTCCGTCGGAGTCGATGACGGTTTTGTTTCCCTTGGTGGTGCTTCCGCTCACCAGGATTGCGTTGGTTGACTGGAAGCTCGCCGCTCTCAAAGTTCCCACGCCCGTCAGGCTGAACCCGGCTCCGGCGATGTCGCTCGTCCAGGGAGTCTGGCCTCCCGAGATGGATTTCCCTTTCCAGGCCCCGGTCGAATCGATCACGGTTCCATAGCCCTTGATCTTCAGGGCGATGGCCTGGACCTCGGTAGCGCCGGGACCCTGGAGGCTCCCCGAGAGAGTGACGTTTCCGCTCTCGTCGGCCTGGAACAGGATCGTTGACGCCGGATAGGCGGAATCTCTTAAGGTGAGGGAAGGGTTGCCGCTCACGTTGCTTCCGGAGGTGATATGAACGGTTTGGGAACGCGAGCCCCCGGTGCCGGTGGGGCTGTACATCGCTAGCTCTCCCCAAAACGTCGAGGGTGAGTCGCTTCCTGTCGATTGACCGTTGAAGGTCACCAGCGAAACCAGCACAGGATAACCTTGGTTCTGGTGACCTCTCAGGATCACTCCGCGACTGATATAAACCGCTCCGAACAAACTCTGGGAATTATCCACTTCGTAAACGGTGATGCCGGGAAATTGCCAGTTGGACATTCCCGCGCCGACCCACACGGAGTTGCCGAATTTCAGTTGATATTGGTTGTTCGCCGGGGTCCCGCTCTGGGCGGCGTAATCCACCTGGAATAAGTTCACGTTCCTGATCTGGAACTGGCTTCCTAGGGGATTAGTTGCATCAGGGGTTACCAGGACGTTCCAGTTGGATAAATTAGAGCCTCCGATGGCTAGCTGAGTGAACCATGCTCCGGAGGTAAGGCCACTCGGGGGAGTTGAACCTACACTGTCTCCTGGGGTTCCGCTGGAGACGTTGATCTTTGCGCCGATGCGGCCTTTTTCGATTCCATGGTCGTCGCGGATGGAAATATAAGGATAGGTTGAGTTGCCTGGAGGCGCGGCGGCGATCCCGCCGACCTGGATGATCCCGGAGCCGTCTACCCAGATCGGGGCGTCCAGGGGGCTCGTGCCGCCGATCCAGATCTGTCCGAACCACGCGCCCCAGAGGGGTTGGCTGCTGCCTTGACCGGGCTGCTGTTCGCCGATCCAGCCTCTCAGAACCCCGGAGGAATTTTTGACGGCGATTTGGCCGTTGTCACTGCCTCCGAAAGTATTGCCGGGGGCTCCTCCCACAACCAGGGTTTTGCCGACCTGAACGATCTTCGCGGAGAAGGACTCAGCGGTGAACTTGTCCCCGACCCAGTCGAACTGGGTAGTGTCGAACCAGCCGTCCCGGGCCGGGATGACCTGCCCGCCGCTGGGGGTGTAGTTATAGGAGATGACCGGAGTGGTTCCTGGAACCAGGGAGTTCTTGTGGCCTTGAGGGTCGTCGCTCACCACGTAGAAATCCACCGGCACGGTGGCTCCGATGTTCCCAAACGACGGCATCGTGGGAGTCTGAAACGACGTAGCGTTCAACGGAACCGACCAATACGTCGGCTTGGTGGGATCGTGGTTGACCACCATCGCGATCTGGGCCCCGCCGAATTTGTTGTCAGAAGGGTTGTGCCAAGTACCCACGTTGAAATTGACCATCCCCACGCCATCCGCAGAAACGGTTTCGTTGGCCGTCGCGTGGGCACCCGGGTCAATCGTCACCGAAGGTGCATACTCCAACCCGCCCCCCGCGCTTCCCGGCGTCGGAGGCCCCACCGTCAACGTCACCGTGGGCGAATGAAACCCGGGTTGCCCATAATTTCCCGGAGTGTCCGCCAGCACTCCATTCACACTCACCGATATCGCCGCAATGGTCCACACCTCGGCAGTCCTGGGAATGTTCGATATTTCCAGGAAGAACCTATCCTCCTTGTTCGCCTGCTGCCCGCTCAACGTCTGTGGGAAAGGAGTCAGGGGAGCCGTTCCGGTGACCTTCACGAGATATAGATATACTCCGGCGTACCGGATCGAACCTTCATCAACCGTGGGTAAATCCCATGACAAGGTAGCTTCCTCGATGAAGGTTCCGTCGAGGAGCCAGACATATTTCTGGCCGGTGAGGGTGAATCCGGTGACATCAGGAGTTGAAGGGAGAGGCGGGACTACCGCGAGAGCATAGGGAGTCACTCCTTCGACGAGGGAGTTGATGTGGGTTCCCAGGGGCTGGGAATCGTCCTCCGAGCAAAAATAACATCGGAACTGAGTTCCCAGCGGCCCTGGGGTATAAACCGGACTCTTATATCCGGAGGAGCTTTGAGCTACCGGAACATCCGTGCCGGTGTCGGTTCCCGGAAATATCGGATTCCCATCCGCGTCTTCGTTCACGAAGATGATCCGGCAACCGCCGAAGCGGTTCATTCCGGGAGGAACCGGAGTAGCCGGGTCGGGGGGATCGTAAAAGTATTGGAGATAGTAATTCGGATCGGGCCGGTTGTAATCCGTGGTGACGGTGACGGAGACGTTGGTGACGAGGAAGGCGTATTCCTGGCCGCTCTCTCCCTGACCCCTTCCCAGGGGGATGTTGACTTTGATATTCGGGGTTGGGGCGGGGGTCGTGCTCGTGGCCCGGGTGAGGATAGGTTGGCTGAAGGGGCCGTAGGCCGCGAGATAGATCCGGACGTCGCGGGCTTTTTGGTAGGATTCGCCGTTGGACGAGCCCATGGTCGAATCGAGGAAAATTACCGCAGGTGATTTTACTGAGTCGTTGACGTAGACCGGGGCCCACTCGCCGGAGACCTGGGAGGTTCCGTCGAGAGGCATGGAACCATCCATGGGCTCGTTGGCTCCGCTCGAAATATCCGGATCTTCCAAATAAACTGCTACCCCGGCGAAGTTCTGCGGAGTCGCGGTGGAATCAGCAGTCCATTCAACGTCAACTTCGACTCTGTGGTCGCTTCTGAATATCACCTCGGCTGGGGGATTGATCACGACGGGAGGGGCTGGGACTCCTGCGACTCCGCCGCTTGCGGAAGTTCCTCCTCCCCCGCCGGTTGCCTGTATCCAAACATTGCTTCCCGCCGGAGCGTGGATGTGGAGGGTTCCGAGAGCGTCCGAGTTATCGAGGAGGATTCTGCTGGTCGAACCGTTCCTGAATGTATCGCCAAGGAAGCAGTTCACCATCACATAGTTAGTGTCAGCGGTAGATTTGTAGATGTAGAAGTCCTGGTTGGGTACGGCGGAGATGGGGAGGAGGTTGAATGGAATATATCCTGGGATGTTGACGACGGTGTCCTTGGCGTGGTTGACGGCGATGGTTGAGTCCCGCTCGACGGTGAGGGAGAGGGTTCCGCCGCCGGAGAGGACTTTCATCGGTTCGCCTTCGATGGAGATGACCTCGCCGTTCTGGATGCCTGCGTATCCGCCGGTTCCGTTCAAGTCAACGACGGTGTCGGAAGCTTGGAGGAGGGCGGAGAGGCTGTCCGTTGAAGGGGCGACGGTGGGATTTCCGGTGTCGATAGCGTAAGTACGGACGGACTTAAGCATTTGGGCCATTGAATCAACCTCGGGTTATGTATTAGTTGTTAGAGCTAAGTATTGATGTTGAGAGTTCCCCCCGCGCCCCAGATGTAGATTTCGCGGAAGGGGACCGATTCAATGGGGCCGATGACGGTTGAGGCTCCGTCGGGGGTGGTATAGCCTTCGACGTGGACGACCTGTTTGGAGTAGTTCTGGACGGGGATTTCGCCCAGGAATCGAACGGTTACATCGGCTGTGGAGTCGGGCGGCAGGACTACTCTAGGAGTCGCTTCGACCAGGATGATGACGCTCGTGGCGTCGGGGATCACTGTCCATGAAGGTGAGATGGTAACCTTCACGTCGTCGTTATCAACCACCGTCACGGGCGGCTGGAAAGCTCCAGTGCCCCCGATCACCAGAGCTAAGTTGGATTGGTTTCCGTGTACCGTCAGTCCAGGATTGTAAGCGCTGTTGAACGTCGGATCAGTATATGAGGTAAGGTCCGCCGTCATATCATAAGCCGTGGCGGATGATCTGGGATCTCTTCCGGTTCTAGCTGTAAATAGATCCCCGGCCTTCGGTGGATTTGGAACGGCGGAAGGGTCAGGCGTCACGGTGAAGTTCCCATCCACGTCGTTGGCGGTGCAGATGAAATCCTGAATTGGCACCGTCGTCCCGGTCGAGCCCTGAGGGTTGGCCAGCTTGGAGATGATTCTTCCGGCGAATTGATTAGCGGTGAGGGGGTTGGATGGAAGGACTCCGAAGGCCAGGGTGCCGTGACCGGCGGTTCCGAAGGTGGCGTCGGTGGTGGAGTCGATGGAGACCGGATCGATTGCGAGTTGCTGGGCCCAGGGGCCGGAGACTAGCTCCCAGCGGACTTTGAAGATGAGTGAGAGGCCTTCCGGCGGGAGTTGACCGTAGAGCCCGAGAACCGGCTGAAGGTCAGCGCCAGCGGAGCTTAGGTAATCCTGGAAGATCCCGAAGCCCTTCGCGGTGAACAAGGGATCTCCAGGCATGGGAGTTTCGTATTCGGGGGCCCAGATTTCGGGAGGGTTGATCACCACCGGAGGAGCGGTTGCAGGAGAGCCCGTCATATTCGGCGGAACCCAATCGCTGGGAACTCCCCCAACATTGACGGATCTGATCCGGACATTGTAACTCGAACCGACAGGTAAATTTTCGATGACGGCGGACGTCACGGTGGGGTCCATCTTAGCCAAGGAGAGCCACAGACCTTCAGGGCTTTGGACTTGCTGGTATTCGATTTCGATGTGCCCGCCGTTCAGCACAAAAGCATCCTGGGGAGCATCCCAGGTCAGGTACATGTTCCCGTTCCGCGACGTCGCCACGAAGTTCGTTGGGGGAGCGGGCTTGTGCATGTCCGGCACGATGGCCTGCTGGTAACCCTGCGGGGATAGCTCCTCGCCGATGGACCACTGATAGTAGGAACTGTCCGCTTCCTGGATGTCGATCTCGCTCCACATCGCCGGGCCGGTTCCGGCTTGAGCCTCGATCCTCAACCGGGCCGCGAGCACTTCCAGGGTTTTTCCAGTCCAGCCGAACATCGGCAGGTCAACGGCTATGATATCCAGAGGCGCGAGCAAGTAACCCGAGAGATTCAACGCGAACGTTCCAGTCCCTTGACCCCTTCGTCTTTTCAACTCGATCTTGGCTAATCTCTGGGCTGTCGGACACGAAATCGTGAATGGAAATTGAACGTCGAGATATCTCCTGTCTCCCTGATCTTCGGTTAAGTTGGCGTCATAGAAATATTCCGGAGCGCCGTCGTTATAACCATGGAGTTCATCCTGGGCATAAGGCGGAAAGTCGGATGACTGCCAGTTGTTTACTTGGGCGATGAAGGTTCCTTTGACGGCGTTGTATAGCTGATTGACGGGAACCTTGGGTCGCCATTGAATAGCCGAGACGGATCTGGAATAAATTTGGGTGCCAGTAATCGACGAGGAAATTCCAGCCCAGCCTGCCGGTTGGATGAAGTATTGTCCTCCGATGTAAGTCAACCTGCCCGCCATGGCGGTAAGGAGGTTCTGGAGGATCTCGGAGCGGTGGCTGGTGAGGAGGAAACCGCCGTTGCAGGTGTAGCGGGGTTCGGTTCCGCCCAGGGCTAGATTTACGGCCTCGTCGCATAGGTTGGCGGCGGTGATTAGTTCGGTGTTTGGGAGGTCGTTGCCGTAGTTGAGTTTGTAGCCGTAGACCTTGTCCGTCATGTAATCCGCGATGCAGAGGGCGGCATTGGTGGAGTAGCCGCTTGAGGCGGAGCGGGGATCATAAATATTGTTTTTGCCGGAGACGATGAAGGAGAACTGAGGGAGCCCCTGGGAGAAGATCTGGTCGTTGTAGTGGAGGCGGAGGTGGACCATGGTTTTGCCCGGAGCGGAACAGTTGAGGTTCCAGGGCTGGCCGGGGTTCTGGACAAGATCGGTGGGATTGGCGTCATAGGGCGTGCCGTTGATCATTCCGATGAAGGTCTCGCCCAGGTTTTGTTGTCCGTTGAGGATTTCGATGTAGATCTTGGATTTGTAGTCGGGGAAGCTGGTGCGGATGTTTCCGGAGTTATCGAGGGTAATTGAAGCAGGGATGGCCGGTCCGCCCGAGATGAAGGAGAGGATGAAGTTGGAGGAGGTGGTTTCGGTTGCGTAGATGGGCCAGCGGCCATTGACAAGGGCCGCGACGGGGTGGACTCCGGTGACGTCTACTTTATCCCCGACCTGGAGTTGGTAGAACTGCTGCGGCAACCCAAACCTGGGGAGGCTGATTTTCAGGATATTCTCCGTTCGTGTAATGTCGGAGGTGTGGGGGATGTCGAAGCCCGGATTGAAATCTCCGCCCAGGAGCATGGCGTCGGAGCCGAGAGTGGAAGTCCACCAGCCATGGGGAGTGTTGTGAACCGGACGGAGGAGCACACGGTCCTGGTTGAGCAACAGGGAATCGACGCTTTGGCAGGGATGACAGGCCAGGACGATGACTAGGTCGAGATATTTTTCGTTCTCGCCGAAGGTGTTGCAAAAGATCATCGTTCCGCCCACGCGGCCCTGGCCGTAGCGGACGTTCCACGGGGCGATGGGATTCCTGGAAGTAGTCTGGGTTCCGCTCAGGGGACCTTGAGCCAGGAGAGTCCCCACTCCGCTGAGCAGCAGGCCGCTCCCGGCGGAGATGAAGAACGCCCCGGCTGCGGGAGCCACCGGAAGCAGAACGACTCCGATAGCAACCGCAGCCACTCCGGTTACGGTTTGGATCACGCCTCTAGACATGCCAGGACTTCAACACCCTCTCCCGGGGAACCCAGGTCAACCCTTCGTCGGTCGCCATGATAGCCCGACCGTCCAAGCCCAGGATTCCCAAACATGGATTCAGCGGAGGGTTACTCAGCAAAACCAAATCGCCCCGGTGAGCAAAGTTGGGTTCACACCCGAAGTCGGCTAACGCCGACTTCCCCACGATCTCCTCGGGCGTCCCCAACGCCTTGGCTTCCTCCTCGGAGTGATAAGTCCCCCGATAAGTTTCGGCGAGATCCACGCCCGTCATGGCCTGAATGGCTCCCGCAGTAAATAATCCGCAGTCCCACGTCCCGAATTCGAAGGGACGCTTGAGGTTCTCCTGGAGGAAGGCGTCCAGGAGCCTATCCCAGTCAGCCAGACGAGTCATTTTGATCAGAGAGGAGGATTGGACGAGGGAACCTGCCCCCAGTAAATAGCCCGTTCCTGGATCGAGGTTACCCAATAAAAGGCTTGGTCGCCCGGGGCGACGAGTTGCGCGTCGTCCGTGGTGTACCGGCGGTCCACCAGGACGTTCATTTCGAGCAGCCGTGACTCACAATTCAACGTAATCGTCGCCGTGGCCCCGGAGACTTCAATGAGGGGTTGATCCGTTCGACCGGCCCACATCACGATGGGGTCGGGGATGAGAGTGGTTGTGTCATCAAAAAGGCCCAGGTAAATAAACACAGGGAGTTCCTGAACCAGTTCCTGGAGCGCTCCCGCCAGGAGGTTAGAATCGATTCCGCTCAACGCCAAAGTAACGCCCCGGGCCTGGATGTCGGTCCCTTCCTCGACGGTCGAAACCGAGCCCAGGGAGCCCACTCCACGCCATGTTTGGCCGTTCCAGCTTAGATCCCCGAGCCCGCTCCACAGGTAGGATGGACCGTTAAGGAAATGTATTTCGACGAAGAGAGCCGGTCGGATAACCTGCGACTGGAAAGCCGCAGCCATGCCGGGGGTCATTTTACGGGGCATTTTTAAACTAGAGAACCTGCGCTACTTCAAACTGAAACCCAAAAAGCCGATGGTGAGTCAGCGACCATTTCCTCGCGGGGGTTTTCAACGCCCAATATAATCCACCCGAGATCGACGTCGGATTCAACATCCAGGGATAAGCCGCTACAAAGGCCGCTGAGAACTGAAAGCATCCCGTCTGGCCTTTCAGGTTCCGCAGGAAAGCCACCCAGTTCTGGGCGTCCGCCGAAATCATGGGCGGCATCGTCACGCTGGCTTCCATCCACGTCGAATTCCAGTTCATTACTTGCTGCTGTCCAGTGAAAGGAGAGACAGTCATGGCGACCGGATCTACCTGGGTGAATTCGATGGACTCCGGGGCCGGAGGGTAAGCCGGAAGGATCACGATGGTTCTACCTAAGTAAGTCGCCATGCCTGACTCCCCTTCGGGGAGTCAGGCCTTTGGAGCCCCACTCCTCGATGAACCATTGCCGCCCGAGATCTCTCAGTGTCCGATGACAAACCGGACAGATTAACCTGGGAACGTCTGAACGGACGATCAGAACCGGCTGGCCGCAGCAGTAAGGGACGAGGTTCCTTACCTCGTCGAATTCGAGAACAGTTTCCTCAGTGGTCATCTGGTCTTTCGTCTCTTGTCGATGTATCTGGGACTGTTTGGGTTAGTGGACGTCGGGCGTTTGGAGATGTGACATTCGCAGATACATCGGGTGGGGCAGTATCGACAGTAGTGGTCGCATTCTTTGTGTTTGTTGTGAATGCAGGCGCTGGACAGATAAATGTGTTCTTGTTGGAGGGCCTTGATTGTCGCGGGGCTGGGCTTTTTGGGTTGCTTGGGCATGGGAGTGGGTTTGGAGTGTTCGGTGAGGCTGATCTTGCCGGTCTTGCCTGGACCGGTTGGTACGCCACGGCAATCCAGAATCAAAGGTTATCTCCCTGGAGGGAAGCGGGCGCTGCGGAGGACAGTGGCCCGGACGGAGGTGCCTACGGCGTCGCGGTGGGCCTCGCCGATGGCTTTGTAAACCCGTTGTTCGGTCAGGACTGGATCGGTTCCACGGGCGTCGATGGACATGTAGTAAGTGTGGCCTAGCCCGCCGAGGCCTCGTTGGGTCATGGCGCTCGACAGGATGGTTCCCGAAACCTGAGGGATGAAGGCCTCCGGGCCTCTCTCGCCGACCAGATAGGCTCCTCCCGGGTAGACAGGTCCGCCCTCGGCCCTGGCTTTGGGACCTGCGCCCGCTCCCTGGGAAATAGCTCCCCCGATCACCACGGCAGCGGCGATTCCGGTGAGAAGCTGGCCGATGGCCGTTTGTGGGGTGTTGGGGCCCGACCCGGGCTGATCCCCACTGAGCATGCTGTTTTTCACGATCACCATGAAGGGGCTCTCCTCGGAACCGTTGGGATCTCCCGTCCGGATCGTCACCGTGAACGGATCGTCGCTCCTTCCCGTGGCGGGAGCCTTCCCGGCGGGAGTCCCGGGTGTGGTTCCGGAAGGACTTCCCGGAGTTCCCGTCCCCGTCCCCGTTCCCGTCTTGCCATGGGTTTTGTTGTAAATCTCCTCCAACTTTTTAATCAGCTTGTCCAACTCCTTCAACGCCAGGGCCCGGACCAGCGACGCTCCCATCTCCTGGGCCATTTTCGCGAAGCTCACCTTCTGGCCAGTGATCAACTTCGCGAATTCATCCGCCACCCGACCGAGAGCGTCAGTCATCGAGTCGTAAAGGATCTGCCCGAGTGACTTTTCCGTCGCACGGACCTCCAGAAAGAACGCCTCCAGTCCACTCCTCAGCGTCCCGACTTGCAGGGACAACTGTTTTTGTTGCTCCAGCCGTTCCTTCTCTTTTTGTTGTAGAGCTACCTGGAGGTTGAGGTCGTCCTTGTGGAGTTGAAGCTGTTCCTTTAAATACTTAATCTCCTCATCAAGTCTCTCGATCCGGTCCCTGTGGGCGTTCCTGACGGCGATTGCGTCTGCTGCAACCTGCGCGGCATGCTCCGCTTCGTCTACCTCTTTTTGCTTATCGCCGCTGCCCTTCAGGTCCAAATTCATCTGCGCGTACTTGACCTCATTCCCGGCCTTCCGCATGGCCTCGGCTCCCTGAAGAGTCGCAGCGGTTACCGCCCGGATTACTTGCAGCCGGTCTTCTAACTTCTTATTTGATTCCGTGATTAACTTAGTTTCCTCCGCGCTGAATCGCATCCGCTCCAGCATGATCAACAACATTGCTGCTTGCCAAGTGTTATGCAGCAGGATCTGCCGCTCCCGTTCCGCCTCCGCCGCCTTCCGTACCGCCGCCTCTCCCTCGCCAATCGCCGCCGTCAGAGCCTGCTCCATGGCGATCTGTTCCGCAAGCTTTTCAAGGCTCTGATCTATCTGCGATCTATATTCGGCTTCGAACGCCAGAGTGGCTGCATTTCTCACTCCCTGAATGTCAGCGGCATGCTTCGTCAGAAAGTCCGGGTCAGCGGCGTGGGATTTTATGAACTGAGCCACCTTACTTTCTACATTGAATTCCTTCAGCGCTTCGTATCCCCTGCCAATCGAGGCCCCCAACCTATTAAATGAATCAACTTCCTGCTCCAACGCTTTCTTGGTTCTATCCGCCCCCTCCAGGAATGTCTTCTCTGTCTCCGCCTTGGTGATATCCACCAAAATCCCTTTTATTTCCTGCTCCTGCGACTCAGTCAACTTCTGTTTTGGCTTTAACCGCTTATTTAGCTCCTCAATCGCAATTGCGGCCAATCCCGCCGCCTTGGCCTGATCCATGAGCCCCTGATTTTTCCCAATCGCACTGATTTCCTGGTTCAGCAACCCAAGCTGAGCCCTCAGGGCCGCAACCTTATCCGCGAATGGTTTTCCCAGGGCCCTGTTAGCCGCGTCTTCTTCTGCTTGCCGCTTCTTCGCGTCGTCCTCTTGAAGCCTTCCAGTCTCATACAACTCGTCCTTGAGGTCCTGGACTCTCTCCCGCGCCGCGTTCGCCAGAGCCAACCTCGCGGCTCTCTTCGCCGGATCAATGTCCTGTGCAAATATCGTCCCCGCCCCAGCAGCCTTGGGCTTCTCGTTGATGATGTCCGTCAGGTCCTTTTCCTTTTGCTCAAGCAAGGCGTTCATGTCCTGATTCGCCTTGTCATTAACCGTCTTGAGCATCGCAGCCGCAGCCGTCTGATCCGGCATCCGTAGAGCCTCTCGTTTGGCGGTCCTCTGCGTCTCCCTGATCTTGTCCATTGCCTGATTAAGAGCTTCCATGCCCTTGGTTATATCCTCAGTCCCGGCCACTCCCACAAAGTTCTGTTGCCACCAACCCGGCTGGTGCTCTTTCGCGAGCTTCGCCATCTCCGCAACTGACTTACTCAACGACTGCCACAATGTATCCGCGCTCTTAGCCGCCTCGTCGAGCGCCAGCTTCAAATTATTAGTCCGCAGCCCCTGCAACTTCGCGACTTCGATTTCCGCTTTGTCTGCCGCGATCCTCAAGTCATCCGCAGCCACTGCTATTCCCAGGTTCCCTGGCTCGAACGCCGCCTTTATCTTCTTGGGGGCTTCTTCGATATCTTTGTAGAACTTATGAATTCCCTCGCCGATCTTATAAAGCATCCCGAGGAAGGCCAGTCCGCCGACCAGCGGAAATATCTTGCTCATGGCCCCGCCCAAGCCGCCGACATCGATCAGCAGCCTAGCTACCGCCCTCGATGAGGATTCGAAGTTCCCGTTCAACTCCTTGAACAACGTCGAAGCCGCCACCATCGACGTGCGAGACCCGGTCGCCCCGGACTGGGTTGTCTTCTGGAAGTTCCGGACGGCCCCGTTGGCCAACTCCACGTCTTTCAAAAACGTGGCTGTCCCCGCAGTGAAATTGACGGTTACGCCGCCAGCGGACTTAGGCATTCTTCAACCTCTCGGACGTCTTCGACGTCCCCTTACTTAGGGGCCTCCGGCGGTGGCCGTAACTCGCTCTTGTATTCATCGAGCGAGTTGGAGAACGACTTGGTGAAGGCCTCCAGGGCCTTGTCTGACGCCGCTTCTATGGCGTCCCGCATGAAATGCCGCTTGCTCCCGGTTAAATAAATATCCCCATGCTCCGGCACGTCCTTGATGAATTTCTTGTTCGGTTTGTGCCCGGTGAGCCTCCACCCGTACTCCAGCCACACCGCGAGATATCCTCTCTTCCCGAAGCCAACAGAGGCCTTGCCTCCCCTTCCATCGCCGTCGATGTCGATCTGGGTCCGGATCGAATCTACTAAATGAGTTACGGTTTCGTCCCGGTCGTCATCATCAGATTCGGGAGTTCTGTCCGCGACGTCCGCCACGATCTCGACCGCAGCCGCAGCCAGAGCCCGCGCCAGGGCGCTCTTGGCGCACCGTTCCGGGAGGTGCTCGAACCACTGACTAAGCTCCTCCACCCCGGAACAGTGCAACTGTATTCCAACATCCGCAGCATTCGCTGCGGTGATAGCTTCAGCCATTGACTTCTTCCTTCAGTTCGTCCTTCAGTTCAGGCTCGTCCTGGGCTTCCCCGATCTCGTGGATGGCCGTCGAGATCTTCCCGGTGTTCAGAGGGATTAACTTATTTACACGTTCAATGGTCATGTCGGGATGGTGCTTGAGCAACCTTGCCAGGAAAAGAGCCCGGAATCCTGCGGAAGTCGGGAGCGGGGCGAGGAGATTCATCCCGGTGATTTCCTCGGCCTTGACCTGGGCTTCCCAGTCGTAGGCCATGGTGAACTCTTCGCCGTTCAGGGTGATTTTGGTTTCGAGCATGAGAGATCCTTAGTTAATTAGTGAATCTATCGCCAATTTTCCGGCGAGGTCCATGCCGTCGAAGTTGCGGAACATTCGAAGGACGCCTTCGACGGTTTGGGGAGGTTGTTTCGTTTCGGGGAGATCCCATGGGTGGAGCATGAGGGATTCCGGTTTGGTTGGAGACTTGGGAGGATGGGGGCTGAAGTTGACGATGTTGGCGGCGATCTGCGCGAGCATGAATTCGTTTTGGCGGATGACTTCCCGGCGGAGGCGGGAGAGGGTTTGGACCATCCGGGGGGTATAAGCCAGCCATTCTTCATCGGTGAGGCGGAGGATTTCCCGGGCGTTGGCCCAGGCTTCCATCCAGGTCCAGGGGGGTTCGTCAACCCCGGGATGGGGAGATTTCCCCTTTGGTTCGGGAAGGGGCATGTCGCGGACCCAGGCCGTCTGGAAGCCCTCCAGGAGCCTCCTCACGACGCTGGGAATAAGCTGGCCCCATGGGATAACCTCCCCGTCCTGGAGCGGCCTCATGGTCGTCTGGATCAAACTGCGGAGGCTTCTAGCGCACGGGCGGAGGACGTCGAATCCCCCGCCCAGGACATCCACCCCGGTGGCCTTCTCCAACCTCAGCAACGTCCTGTGGTCGAACCGGACCTCCCACCGAAGCTCCCCGAGCTTCAGCCACAGTGGAGGCCCGGCCAGCAGCCCCAGGATCTCAGCCGTCAGCATGGCTTAAGCCACCGTCACGGTCGAGAACCCGGTGGTCCTGATCGAAATGCTGTACTCGATAGGCCGGTTTGGTTCGATAGGTCCGATGTCGTGCTTGTTGAAGAACCCCCTGCCGGTAATCGTCGCGGTCTTGCCCCTCGATTGGACCGGCATGGTGATCGCGTACGAAAAAACCGTCTGGGCCTGAGCCAGCGTATCTATCGCCGAGACCTGACTGGGATCTCCGATGAAATTCCCTGTCACGTCCACCACTCCGGGCATCATCAAACCCGGCACTAACTCCTCCGTAGCGTTGGGCGACAGCAGATGGGTTACGTTCAGATCCGGGATGCTATACCTGGGAAAATTAATATGCTTCACTTCAATCAGCGGCGTCAGCGGACTGCCGAAAGAGAAGGTTCCCAGGTATCCCGAGTTAGCTTGGGAAGCGTAAGTAGCGGGCAGGGGCATTGTTCAGTTACTCCTTTGTAAAGTGAGATCCCCCGGCTACTCGCCTTGAGCGCTGGGGTAAAAGTTGACCTGATATTCGAGAAGCCTTCGATACGTTTGGGTTCCGGTATCGAAAAAATCGAGTGGGTAATTCGTCGTGAAAATCGAGTCGATCATGGTTCCTTCCGGCAGCAGGCCGGTGAAGCCTTCCAAAGCCCAGTTGATGGCGTTCGCTAGGTTGACGGCAGCGTTGGGGGTCGTTGAATATACCGCGATTTCCAATCTCCTCCACCGGTAGCCCTTCGACGTTTCCAGCGTGATCATGCTCCGGCCTCCCATGAACCGGTAGCTCCAATTCGGGAGACATACGTTCTTGGGGAGTTGGCCGAAGGGATAGCCGCCGTTGGGGACGATTCCCGAAACGGTCGGGTCGGCGTTGAGCAACAGTACGATGCCGCAGTCCAGCATTTCAAACGTCCTGGATTTGGAACGGCGAAGGTTCGAGAGCCAGGGGACCGGCCCATTTCAACTTCGACGAAGCCGGAACCTCGGCGATATCTCCGCAGACCATGTGACGGTAGGAATCCTCGTAGCTATTCGAAGGATCGACAAGGTTGTAAGTCCGGTATTTACGAATCCGGTCTTCCCGGTGGAGGTAACCAAAGTGGATCAGCCTCACATGGGGAGATTGGATTACCTGAGCGCAGAGGTTGGTGGGGACGCTGCCGCAGTGGAAGTTCCCGCCGTAGTGGGTGGAGTGGAAGGTCAATCCACGATTAGTCAAGGGAAAAAGGGAAGGTCGATAGAAGTGAGAATATAATCCGTCAACCCGGAGTTGGTCTTCGCGGTCCCAGAGGTATTCGATTTTGAAGGAGTATAGCCGGGGGGTGGTGGTGGAGGAGCAGGAGAGGACCCGGAAGTGTTCGAGGTCGGGAGGGTTCAGCAACTCATCTCCGTCGATAGACAGGACATAGTCCCCTGGGAGGGCCCCGCAGGACCACAGGCTGGAGAGGAGACGGTTTTTATCCCGGGCTTCGTCTAAATCCATGGCGGGATAAGGCGATGGGATCACGGTGCAATCCAACTTCTTGCAGATCGAAGCCGTGTTATCCGTCGAGTGATCGTCGAGGATGATGATCCGGTGGGTGACGGGTTGGATCGAGCGGATTACCCTGGCGATCCACCGGGATTCGTTCTTGACGCGGAGCATGGCCCAGGTCATCTGGAGAGGAGGGAAACTTGAGGGGACCAGCGCCACAGGCCCGACCATTCGGGGCCGTAACGATAAGGAGCCGGACGCTGCCAGCCCTTTCTCACATACTCGTCCGACAGACTCGCCCACGGTTCGAGCGGCATCCGATCCAGCAGAAAAACATTCAACGAAGGTTCGATCCAGGCGGGCCTAAGCTGAGTAACCGACTGGAAGGACTGCCAGCCGAACCATTTCCCGGAATGCCAGTCGCAGGAGAGGCTCATCTTTTGGAGGGCTTCCCGGATCGAGGGAAGCCGGAAGATCCCGATCCCGCCGATGAACTTCGCCGGGTCAGCCACCCGGAAGCTACCGGAAGGCTTCGACCGGTAAGTCTCCCCTCGCGCCTCGATCCCCAGCAGATCCACCTCCGGGCTCTTCTCCATCACATCGAGGGCGTCCCCCAGCCACCCCGGCGGCAACATCACATCCGAGTCGATCTTCACCACTAGCTCAGTCCCGGCGACCTGAAAGAATTCCCTCATGGCCTCGATGGGAGAGCCAAAGGTTCCGGCCACCATGACCGTCTTCGGAAGCCCGGGCCGATTAGAAAACGCCGCGACCAATTCCAAAGTGCCGTCCTCGCTGGCGTCATCAAACAACCACAACCCCGAGACTCTCTTCCATTCAGTGTTGCGGTACAGCGCATCCAAACTGGCCTTGGTGAACTCCAGCCGGTTATGAGTGAGGAACAGCAAATCCACCGACATGATCGATTTACTTAACGGCTTCCAGAATCGCCGTGATCTTCCAAACATCCTCAGCCACGTCCTCATACTTCGACTCAGCAAGGGCTAAAACTTTGAATCTCGCCGTGATCCCATAATGCCGAGCCAGTCTCCTCCACGCGAACGAATTCGCCTGGAAATACTGAAACGAATTCATGCACCACGGGCTTTTGTGCGTCGGGTCCTGGAAATATCCCGCTCCCCTCGCGGCGTTGGGAGTGATAATCGTCGCCCTTCCCCCAGGAATCAACACCCGGTGTAGCTCGTTCATGAAGTGAATCCGGTCCTCGATATGCTCGATTACGTCGTGGGCCTGGACTTCCTCCACCGTGGAATCATCCCAGGGCCAGGGCTTACTCAAATCCGCGATGACGTCCGCCGGTTCCACGATATCCACCGAGACGAATCCTTCCATCACCCTGTCGCAAGCCCCCAGGTTCAGTTTCAGCATGCTGAAACCTTCCTCAACCCCACTGTCATGACGCCGTTGTGATTCACGCTCCGGTAAAGGACGTTCCAGGGCAGGAACCCATAATGGTTTCCGTAGCTGATCCACAAGCGGTCCCGGGAGTCGAGGTAGTCCCAGGTCTCCGGGATGAAATGTCGGCAGTCGAACGGATCTCGGAAAGCAATTGGAAAGTGGGCGTCCGGGACGATCACGGTGAGGATTCCTTCGGCGACCAGGACCCGGTGGAGTTCGTTCATCAACTTGACGAATTGTTCGTTGGGGCCGATTTGTTCGAGGACTCCCGAGGAGTAAATCGAAGCGAAGGAGCCGTTGACGAACGGCAAGGGGAACCTGAAATCACATCGGAGATCACAGGGGATTTCGGCCCGGTCGATGTTCACGTGATCCGGCAGGAGATCCCGCCCGCAGCCGAGGTTCAATTTCATTCGCTCAACCGTTGATCTTCTGGAGATATAAAGCCTGTGCATAGGCTCGATCAGCTTGGGCGTCGTATTGGCCGGTTCTGGTGGCTTCCCCGAAACTGGCTCCGTGAACGTGCTCGACGAAAACGTCTTTCCTCACGTAAGTCCCGCCGCCAGCCCGGGCCAACCGGATCGAGAATTCCGAATCCTGCCCATACCCAACGAAATCCTCATCGAACCATCCCACTTCATCCATTAAGGTTCGGCGAAATAGGAAACAGAACCCGGACCATACTTCGTCGTTCCGTTCAACGGACGGGTAGGCCTCGACTGGAACTTTCTGTTGCGGCGAAGAGCATCGATTGGTCACCGGGATAACCAACTTACAATCCGGATGGTGGGAGAAGGTCTCCATCATCCTGGTGAGCCAGCATGGTTCCGGGCCCGAGGGAACGAAGGCGTCCGAATCGAGGAGACAGATGTATTCGCAGGTAGCCTGACGTATAAGTTTGTTCCAGATCCTTGCAGCGTTGGGGGTGTTCCAGCGGTTGTCATAAACCACGAGTTTGAAGGGCCAGGAGGTGTGGTGGATTATTTTGGAAACTGATTCGGATTCGATGTTGGGGACTTTCCATTTGAGGAGGATGATTTCCACCATGTCGATATCGGATTCCGAGACCATCGGGATTTTAGATAGAGAGGAGAGATCGGTCATTGGAGATGGTCTCCAGGGCTTCGACGGTGGATTGGGATATGTAACGGGCGTCTTCCAGAGTTAGGTGGTTGTGGAGAGGGATACAGATGTATCTGGGTTCGATCCAGTCGAGGTTGGGGAGGGAGCGTTTGAAGGGTTGGAAGATTTCGTATAGGTCGTTGCGGACCTGCATGACGTTGGTTTCGATGCCTTTTTTGAGGAGGATCGAACAGAACTCGTCGCGGTAAGGGACTAATAAGCATGCGAAGCCGTAGCGGTTGGAGGAGGAATCGATGAGAGGTAATCCTGCATCCCGATAAATTTGGAAGATCTGTCGGCGGTGGTCGAGGATGAAGGGGTATTCGGAGAGCCCGGCGAGGCCGAGGGCTGCGGCGATGTCGGTCATCTGGAATTTGAATCCGGGGGAGCGGATATCGAAGAGGATTTTGCGGCGCTGGAAGGGTTGCCAGTTGTTTTTGAGTTTGAGGGCCCGGTCAATGCCGAACCAGCGGCGGAGTTTGGCTTCGTGGGCGTCGGAGGGGCGGTGGCATACGAGCATCCCGCCGTCGCCGGTTGTGATGTGCTTAATTGCCTGGAAGGAGAAGGCCGTGAAGGTCGCCCCGGGGCGAACGGGGCCGAGGGCTTGAGCGGAATCATCAACGACCGGCACTCCAAAGTCTGGCAGGTCAGAAATATTCCCATGGAGGTGAACGTTCACGATGGCCTTCGTCTTCGGCGTGATCAACTTCCGCACTGAACCCGGGTCGAGATTCAACGTTTCCTTCAAAACATCCGCGAAGACCGGCGTTGCACCCCTCCGCAGCAGAGGAATATTGGTCGCCGTGCAGGTCAGCGGAGTGGTAATCACTTCGTCGCCCTTCCCCAAACCCAGGAGATCGTACGCCAACTCCAGCGCCGAGGTCCCCGAGTTAACCGCCACGGCTGTCCCCTCGGCTAAGTGGAAGACCTTCTCGAATTCCCTTTCGAACTTATCCACCAGCGGCCCCTGCCCCACGAACCTCGACCGGAGCACCCTGACGACCCCAAAGATCGCCGATTCGGGCACGTAAGGATACGCAATCACGATCTTCTTCCTGGTCTGATCGTGATCAGATTTCCCCATGTGGGGCTCCCCATTTCATCTGGAAAATCTTCGCTCCCATGTCCAAATCGCTGGGGGCGGCGGCTGCTCCCCGATATGTACTAACCAACTGGGCGTGATCTACAAAGCAGCCGTCGAAGATCCCCAGCTTCAGCCCAGAACGACGGACGCGGAGACAATAGTCGTCGTCCTGGAAGCCGTAGGACGTAAACAACGGATCTAACAACCCAACCGAGTTAATCGTCGATCTCGGAATATATACACAGACGAAACAGACCATCCTCTGCTCGAATCGCAGCCCCGGCTCCGCCGGGGCTTGCGGATTCTGTCTTGTATTCCCCACGTTGTTGCACGACGACGAAATCAATCCATACTCAGGGTTGGCTCTTGCCACGCGGGCTAACTTGGTGAATCCCTCCGAGGTTTGAAGCAGGGCGTCGTCGTTCATCAGGATCACATCGCATGGTTCCGAGTGGTTGATTCCCAGGTTCACGTTGGTCGAGAAGTTGAACGGTGAGGATTGACCCTTGAGGTAGAGCGGTCCCACGGGATGGAAGGTTAGTCCGTCGTCGATCACAATCACGTGGGGATCGTCCTCGTTGGAGTAGATCGAGTGGAGACACAGAGCGAGATTGGAGACTAACTTGGAAGGGATGATGATAGTGAAAGGAATCATGGCAGGGCCTTCCAGGGATAGCATTCCACCCGCTTGCGGTCGGTGTTACCGGGATGGATTCCGGCGATGAGGAAGTCTTCTGCGTGGGAGGTAATTAGCTGATTCAACCTTGTAGCTGTGGCGGAGAAGATGTTGTCCTCGCCGATCTGGAGGGTTTCGAAGGGATGAGCGAGGGCCCAGGAACGGAAGTAGCAGAGGCTGGAGCCGCAGGCGTAGGTGTGCTGGCCTTCGTAAAGCCATTCGCGGGGTTCTTCCTTCGTCAAATCTCGGGCTTTGAAGGTGTGGTAGCCGGTGACTTGTTTGGAGGAATTGATCAACCGGGTTACCTGATCGGTCATTCGGTGGGGTGAATGAATCTCGTCGTCGTCCCAGTGGATGACGATTTCGCCGGAACAGTGATCCAGGGCGTGGCAGCGTTTGGCTCCGATGTTCAACTTGGGGAGGAGAACCTCCTTTATTCGTTGGTCTGGAGGAATTAAATCAGTGATTGATTCCGCGTCGAGGTCGTTGAGAATTACCAGTTCACGGTTGGGATAGGTTTGAGAGAGGAAGGCTGAGATGACTGTGGATAACATGGTCCGCCGGTTGCGGGTTAGGCACATGGCCGAGACCAGGGGCTGGGTTTCTGGAGAATCCATGAGGGATTACCCTCCTAAATTTGCTTGGGTTCCAATCGCTTGACAGTTGAGAACCAGGATGTGGTTCATCAGGAGGACGTTCTCGACGGAGTTGATGATGTATTCGCAGCCCGTGGGGGAGAGGATGTGCATCTGGGCGGAGATTCCGGGTTGATACCAGAGGGTGACGGTTAAGTAAAGAATCGAAGCGTCCAGGCCAGCCCGGAGGAGATCGACCCCGCGAACGGCTTCGATTTTGGTCCAGGCTCCCAGGGGAGGGGTTTTTTGTTTCCAGGTGACTCCTCCCCCGCCAGCGCATTCGCAGTCATCGGCTGTTGAGGGCTGGGCGGAGGACTGTTCCAGGAACCAGACCCAATGACGAAGCTCACCAGGATTTAGAGTGGGAAATACACTTCCCGAACCGAAGGCTCCCATCTTAAATCACCGAAGACGCCCGGGGCGTCAGGGCCAGTAAGGGGCTCCTTGAGAGCGGACCTGACGGAATCCCATGATGTTGATCCGGTAGTCCTGAATAAGCCGTTTGACAGTCAGCGAAACGTCCGCGCTGGTCACTCCCCGACCCACCAGCACCGGAGTCCTCCCAGGCCCAAACCAGTGCGACGCCAGCAGCAAAATCGCCAGCCTCAGCGGAGCCGGAACCAAATTCACCGACCACGCCACTGTGCCCCCAGCGGAGTTGCTCGCTGGATAAATCACCAACTGCTCCGGGCTCACCACCCTCGAAATCACATGGGAAACTCCCCCGACCACAATCGACTGATTCGCCGTCCACTTCACATCGAACGGAGTCACCGGACTTCCCGAGGCCGTCAACGTAACTCCATCCTGAGCTATCGCAGCCAGCCCGGCAAACCTGTCATATCCGGCCTGGAACCTCACCTTGATCGGAGCGCTTGGCGACAGCGGTTCAGGAGGCCAGATCTGCCCAAATCTCAGGACCACCGACCCAGGATCTCCACTCAGGTTTACGTCGTACCTGGAAGGCTCCATCGGGAAGGACTCCTCGTTGATGTTCGTCCAGGCGACTTCATCCACCCCCCGCAGCGGAGCCCGGGGAAGCAAGATCCTGTCCGTCGGCCATTGCTGAAGGCTCAACGACCACGTTTGC